CCGGTGAGCGGGTCGCGCATGCGGTCGAGGTCGAGGCGCGGCCGGATGAACTCGGCCCAGCGCTCATAGCCGGCGCGCAGCAGGGCGCCCGGCTCATGGAATTGCGGCAGGTAGCGGCCGAGATCGCCGATCTGCCCGCCCGCGGCGTTGAAGCGCTCGCGCAGATGCTCGAACACCCGGGCGACCGCCTCACCCATGCCGCGCGCCGCCTCGTCGCCGGAGGACTCGCCGAGCACCTCGCGGACCACGTTGTCGACGCCCGGCTTGTTGAAGCGGCGACCGGTCAGGCGCGAGCGGCGGAAGGTCGAAAGCATGTCAGCGAGCTCGCCATGCGCGAGGGCGGTGATCGCCTTGGCGCGACCCGCGACGGACGAGGTGCCCGCGCCGGTGCCGAAGTTCTCGAACAGGTTGATGATGCCGCCGAACACGTCAGGGCGGCCCTTCACGTCCCGGTAGCCCGAGAGGTAGGCCGAAAGCTCCTCCTGCTTCGCGGCCGAGAGCGCGGCCAGCTGTGCCTTGCGGGCGGCCTCCTCCTCGAGCTCGGCGATGACCGCGGTGCGCGCGCCGCCCTCCGGGTCCGCCTCGCCGGCGCCGCGCCGCGCCTCCCAGTGACGCTGCCAGCGGCCGATCAGGTCGTCCGCCTCGTCTTCGCTAAGCACGCCCTGGTCGCGGGCCGAGATCACGCAATCGCGGAAGCTCATTTGCAGGCCCTCACGAGATCTGCCAATTCGGTCTGCCGCTGGCCCACGCGCGCGACGTCGCCGCGGCTCAGCAGCGCAGGCGTACCGTCCTCACGCACAAACGGCACCTTGTCGAACGGGTCGCCGCGGGGCCGCTTCTCCGGCTCGGCGTCCGGCTTCGGCGGCGGCACCGGCTCGCCGTCGGCGCCGCGGTAGGCGATCGGCTCGTCGATCTCGGCGCGCGCCCGGTCCACCACGTTGCGGGTGCCGATCTCTTCCATGGCATCGGTCGCGACCGCACGCGCCTCGGCAAGGCTGCGCGGCTGCGCCTCGGCGACTCGGGTCGCGATCGCAGGGTCCTGCATGGCCTCGGCGACCAGCGCGGCGGGCGGCGGGTTGGCTACAGGATCTTCCGCGTGCCGCACGGCGGCGGCCACGAGGTCGTCGTGCAAATCGGGCGGCACGTCCTTCGGCGCCTTCCCGATCGCCGCTGCGTCCGCATCCACGGACTCAGCCGCGACCCGTAGCGCGCTCACCGTCTCGGGGGGTATGTCCATGACCCGGGCAGCCGTGACCGCATCCTCGGGGCTCCCAGCCCCGGCAAACACCCGTTCAATGGCAGCCCGCTCTGCTCCCTTGATTTCCCTTAGCCCCTGGATCGGCCCGCCGATGATGGCGCCGAACAGGGCGGCCATGCCGATGTTCTCCAGCGCCGGCACGATGCCGGAGCGGATGCCCGCCTCCTCGCGCCATGCCTGGACCGCTGGCTGGCTCAGAGCCACGGCGCCAGCATTGTAGAGCGCCTCCCGGACCGCGACCTGGGCGATGCGCGCCGCCGCAGTGCCGGCCGTGCCCGCGCCGCCGCCCGCGAACAGGGTCGAGACCTGAAGCGGGTCGCGGAACGACCCCGCGACGCCGCCCGCCAGGCTCCCGAAAAGCGCCCCTCCAGCCGAGAGGTTCGGGTCGGCCAGTGCCGCCTTCAGCGCGCCTTCAGCCTCGCGCGCGATCTCCCGGGCGTCCTCCTCGATCGGCACGTTCGCCCGGATCACGTCGGCAAGCTCGGGGTGCTTCTGCTGCAGCTCGATCAGCCGCCGGTCGAATTCCTGGCGCGGGCTCTCGCCGGTCGGCTCGTCCGGGACAAACCCGGCCATGGTCGAGGTGGTCGGCGGCACCCGGGCAAAGTTGCGCAGCCGCTCGCCGGTCGCCTGCTCGATCGCCTTGATCCGGCGGTCCGCCGCCTCTTCGAGCGCCTCCTGGCGCGCATAGGTGTTGTCCACCACGACCTGCGCCCGGTAGGCCGCGCGCGCCGCCTTGAGCCACGGGCTGTCGTCCGCGGGGCTGTCGCCGGGGTCGAAGCCGAACATGGTCCCGACCGGCGTCTTGATCGGATCGTCGCTGCGGAAGCCGTCGATCAGGGCGGCCGTGAACGATCGCCCTTCCCCGGGCTCAGCGAAGGTCGGGGCGAGGTCGCGCGATGTCTCAAGGAAGGGAAACAGCGCCATCAGCGGCCACCCATGAAGGCGCCCGGCACGCGCTTGCGCAGCTCCGGCTCGAGGCGCGCGAAGTCCAGCACGAACGGGTTGCCGTCGGCGCCGCGGATCCACTTCGGGTCGGCCGACTGCGGGTCGCCGAGCGCAAAGCGATAGCCGTTTCGGTCAGCCACCGGCGTGGCGGCCTGCAGGTCGCGCGCCGTGTAGGCCCGCCCGTCAGCCGTCTTTGGGGGTGTCGGCAGCGCGGCGAGGTCGGCGTCCGAGACAGCGCTGATCACCTTATCGAAACTGTCCGCGCGCACGTTCGCGGGCACCAGCACCTTCGCGGACGTGCGGCCCGTGAACGATCCCCAGCCGCCTACCGTGCCGATGCCGCCGTACTGCACGCCGTCCGCGTTGAAGCGCGCGCCGGCCGCCTCCTGCAGGGCCCGGTCATAGGCCGCCCGCGCATCCGAAGATTCCTCCAGGATCGGCGACAGATTGCGGCGATAGGCGCGCGCGAAGAACGCCTGCTGCGCCGAGCCCTCGGCCGCGCGCATGGAGTCGGGGCCGAGCACGAACGCCCCGCCGTACACCTCGCTGCGGCGCGCGCCCTGAGACGCGCGGATCTTCTCCGGCGGGACATCCAGCCAGCGCGGCAGCTTGAAATTCGCGTCCTGGCGCAGCTTCACGGCCTCGGCCACGTCCGAGAGGAAGTTGACCGAGCCGCCGTGCGAGTAGAGCGCGCCCATGTGCGCGAGCACCGGCGCCTGCTTCGACACCTCGGCGAACACCCGCGGCGCCCGGTCGCCGAAGCCTTCCGAGATCGCCCGCGCGGCCGCCAGCATCGGCGCGCCGCCCTGGGCGGTGGCAGCCTCGAGCGCGGCCGTCTCCTGCGGGGTGAGATAGGTCGGCTTGATCCCGTAGTGCTGCGCCACGGTCTCGGCGCGCGCCACGCGGTCGCGCATCGAGGCGGGATTGTTGACGTCGATCGGCGGGATGTCCGTCACGCCCGCGCGCACCGCCCAGGTCAGCGGGTCGCTCTCGATGCCCTTGCGCATCGCGCCGAGCAGTTTCGTGCCCGCCGCCTTGACGGCGAGGATCTCGGTGGGCGGGCGGCCCGCCATGGTCTGATCGAGCGCGTCGATCGAGCGCTCCAGGTCGCCGGGCCGCATCGTGCGCGCCGTGTCGGTGAAGCGCACCACAGCCTCGGCGCGCTGCATGCGGGCCGTCAGGTCCGGATTGCTGAGGCCCGCCACGCTGGTGCGGACCGCCGCGAGCTGTGCCTCGGGTACCTTCTCGCCCGCCGCAGACAGCGCCTCGACGGCCGCGATCTCGTTCTCCTGGCGATTGACGAGGAGGTTCTGCCCGGAGCGCTTCAGGTTGATCTCGCCGACCACCTTGTTGAATGCGGCATAGCGTTCATCCGCGCCCAGCTTCAGGCTCGTATCGGTCTTGATCGCTTCGGCGGCCTTCAGCGCCTCCTCATAGCCCTTCTTCTCGAAAACGCCGCCCTCGCCGACGATGCTGTGCGACACCGCGGCCAGTTTCACGCGGCTCATGCTGCGCGCGTCGTCCGCGTCCGCCTTCTCCTTCGGATAGGCGAGGCGCGGGTTTGCGGTCAGCTCGCGGCGCAGCGTGCCGATCGTCTCCATCGTCTCCCTGAATTTCGGGGACGACGTGTCACCATTGCGCGCGAGCGCCTCGGCCTCCGCTTCGGCCTGCTCAATGCGCGTCTGGATCGAGGTCGTGGCCCGCTGGAGATCGAGCCGCTCCTTCTCGTTCTGCAGCGTGCGGTAGACGTCCGTGGTCGAGGAATCGATGGCGCGGCCGAGCGCGATCGCAACCTCCTGCCCGGCGGCGCTGCCGTACTGCCTGATCTTCTCTTCGCGGTACGACGTCGCGGCTTTCAGGAAGCCGTCCGGGTCGTTGTGGAACTTGGTCCGCATGTCGAGGATGTCGCGGCGCGCCGTGCCCTCGCCGTCGGCCAGCGCCGCGATCTTCACCGCGCGGCCATATGCCGGCGCGGCCTTACCCATCAGCGGCAGCTTCTGGACCTGGACGTTGCCCTGCTCGTCGTGCGTCACGGCCGAATAGCCGGCACTCTCCGCGAACGGCACCGAGATGTCGTCGAGCGTCTCGCCGATCGCCGACAGGTCGCCGGCGAGGCGCTTGTAGGGCGAGGCAATGTCCGCGCCGGTGAGCGAGGATTTAGGCGCCTCGACGAGGGTCAGCCGACGAGGGCCGCGCGGAGTCGATGCCATCAGCCGCTCCTATCGGTAATTGCTCGCGAGCGTGCCGGCCCCGCCGACAAGTTTCGCCAGCGCGCGTGTGTTGCCGGAGCGCAGCGCATCGGATGCGACCCGCTGCTTGTAGAGCGCCGTGCGATCATCCTCATCCGCCTGCGCCTGGATCGAGAAGACGCGGTTGCGCCGCTCGCGATCGGCGACGCGCGTTTCCTCGCCGGCGAGCGCGAGCGCGGTCGGGCTGTCCGGGCTGACGTTCTGCGCGGCGCGCACCGCCTCGATATTGGCGAGCGTGGTGGAAAGCTCCTCGCGCAGCTGCGCGTCGGTCTGATCTGCGCGGATGCGGCCGTAGGCGGCGGCCCGCTTGGCGCGGTCGGCCTCAAACTGCGCGGCCGCGGCGTCGCCTCGCGCCTTCTCGCGCTCGGCCTGAGCCGAGAATCCGACCGAGGCGATCGAGGCTCCTATGGCAATCGGTGCAGCAACGGCGCCCATGTCAGACCTCGGGGTCGAAGGAGATTTCAAGGATGCGGTTCGGGCCAGGCACGTCGCGCGCGACCTCGAAACGCGGATCGAAGTCGGAGCCGTTGACGGGCACGACCCACACCTCTTCGCGCACGGTCGGTTCCTCGTCCTGGTTGTCGCCAACGCGGTAGGGATCGATCCGGCGCAGCAACGTTCCGTCGGTCTTGCGCACCAGGAAGCCGACCGAGTTTTGCACCGCGATGGCTGCGTTGCCGAGATTGCGGCGCTGCATGGTCTGGTTGACCGACTGCCCCTCGCCGACATGCGGGACGAAGGGCTCGATGACCTCTTCCCACTTGAAGCCGGTGACCAGCGTGGCGACCGTGAGGTCGTCGCCCTCCTCGGCCGTGACGTCGCCGTCCGCTTCTACGGCGCGGTCGCCGAGATACGAGAGCCCGTCCATCATGTCGATCGTCTGACTCTCCAGGAACCAGAGCGAGCCCGTGCCGCCGCCGCTCGCCGCGCGCGTCAGGCCGGGCGTGTGAAAAACCACCTCGGCGACCGACATCGTCGCGGCAGCGCCAGCCTGCGTCACGTACACCCAGACATGCGTGTAGGCGGTCGCGGTGTCGCTGGAGTTGATCGTTCGGCCGGAGGATTCATTCGCCGTGTCGGTGAACGTCGTGGAGCCGAGCGACGTCCCGTCTGTGCCGTTCGCCGGCGCCGAGCCGTTCTTGCCGTAGAGCGTGATCGTCACGGAGGGGTTCGCGCCCGACACGTAGCCGGCATCGCTTGAGCCGTGCACCACGACCTTCTTGATCGGCAACGCCGTGGTCAGCGTCTTCCCGATATAGGCAGTCGTGGCCGACGACTTGCCGGCACACGCGCTCGCGGCCTGGCTCGTCGTATTGTCGAAGCCGGCGGCAAGGCCCCCGGACGCCGTCATGTCGCCGATGCGCGAGCCAGCCCAATGAGCGAATTGAATGTCGCTGTCGGTGCCGGTGCCGAGCGCCGTCGGGATGCTGTTGAGCGTGACCTGCGCGTCAAGGTAGGCGTCCGCGTCGATCACCTCGGTGAGATAGCGCGAGCCGTAGAGCGAGGTCGTGAGAACATCGCCGCCGAGCGAGGATACCCAGGAGAAGGTGCCGGACCCGCCGCTCTCCCATGGCGTCCAGCCGATCCAGTCCTTCGCGGCGTTGAGCTTGCCCACGGCCATCGTGCCGTCGTCGTTGAGCGCGTAGATGTAGCGGTCGACGACCTCGCCCGCGCCCGACGTGACCGCGAGTTTCTTCACGCCCGAGAACAGATGTCCGTGCATCTCGGAGACGTCGCGGACCACGTAGGGACGCGCGCTCTGACCGGTGCCGACGACCACCTTCACGCGGTTCTGCGCGTCGTTGACGAAGAACACGCCCTCGTTCGTCGGGATCGGGCGGACCTGCGACGCAGGCTCGTCGGTGATCAGGTTGAATGCGACCGAGCCGGGCGTGAGCGGGTTCGACACCGAGATCGGAACATTGCGGATACCCTGATCGGTGAACACGAATTCGTCGGACAGAGCGCCCACGACGTCATAGACGCGTGGGTTGCCGGGCACGATCTCGGCGATCGCGCCGTCCGCATCGGCGGTCACCTTGAAGTCGTAGGGGTCACCGATCGCCGACCAGAGCACCGCGCCCGGCACGCTCACAAGGTCGGAGAAGATCAGGCGGTTCTGATCGACCGACACCGACTGCGGCCAGCCGCGATAATCCGAGATGATCTGTTCGTCCCACACCGGGCTCGGCGAGTTACTTGCCGGGAAGGTCGACGCGCCCGAGGTCGCCTGCTTGCCACGCGGGCCGACGATCAGTTCCGCGGCGGCGCCGGAGAAGCCTGTCATGCGATAGGTCAGGATCACGGACAGGTTGTTCGTGCTGATCGCCGCGATATAACCCTGCGCGCCAGTGTCGGCGCCCTCGACCACATCGCCCACCGAATAGTCGGCGCCCGACGTCACACCGACGGTGCAGGTCGGCGACAGCGCTTCGAGCGCCGTAACCGTGACCTGCGTCCCGGACGTGTAGCCGGTGACCCGGAATAGCCGCTCATGGAAGCGGAACACGACGCCGACATGCGATGAAACGAACACGCTCGACGAGGCCGTAACCGTGAGCGACCCGGTCATGCCTGACGCCGAAGGAGAGCCGGAAATCGTCAGCGTCACGCCGCTCGCGGCGAAGCGATAGAACGGCATGCGCGGAACGCCATCAGGGCCGTTGCGGAACGCGAATTCGGCAAACGTCCATGTGGACGAGCCGTCCCACGTCGCGACGATCGGCTTCATCGCCGTGAAGCAGATGAAGATGTCGTTGTTGTAGCGGGCCCAGCGGATCTTATCGAGCGCCGCCGTCGTCCACGGCATGCCGCCCAGGGTCGCAACCACCACACCGGACGAGTTGCGGATGCGCAGGACACCGGCCGCGAAGCAGAGGCGATAGGTGACGGTGGCGGACATCCGCACGTCGTCGACACGCGCGCCATCGCAGAACAGCGCCGACCGGCCAGGTCGTTGCTCGGTGCCGCCCGTCTGTAGGATGCGCCGGTTCTTGAGCTGACGGCAGCCGGCGCGCACCATCTCGAGGTCGTCCCGGCGCTTGGCGTAGGGGACGATCTCGCCGCCGGAGAAGTCTCGCTGCCGGAAAAGCTGGCGCTGCCGCTGGGACACTATCCCCTCCGGACAAGGCGGGCGGTGCGGTGCCTCGTCTTGAAGAGAGCGCGCTTCGGCTCCTGCTGGTCGGTGCGCGTTTTCGCCCGGGTGAGGAACTCCAGCGCGCTCGCCTGGTGCGCCATCTGCGCTCTGGTATCTTTTTTCAGGCCACCCTCGATCCCGGCGAACACGTACTCCTGCAGCGCGGAGACGAACATCGGCGGCCAGTCGTTCGGGTCGGGCTCGAGCACGACCTTGGCAACCACCTCGCTGTCGTCATCAGTCAACAGGATCTTGTTGTTGACGACCTTCCAGTCGGTACTCTCGAAGCCGGAATCGACGTCGTCCGCGTCGTCCGTCAGCTTCACCCAGACGATCTGCAGCGTGCCGGCCGGCTTCTGGTATTCGTCCTCATAATTGTGGTCCGGGCTGTCACCGAGCCGGGTCAGCTGGATGATGTCGGTGGCAAACTTCCAGTCGTGCTCCTGCAGGAGGTGCTTGGCGCCTTGGTCATAGGCGGCCGAGCAGACGTTCCACTCCTGGGAGCCGTCATCCTCTTCGTTGACGGTGTTCTGGCCCTTCAGCAGGAGGGCGGTGTTGATGATGCTGAGCTTGGAATAGGCCATGCTGGGACGATCCGCCCCGGACCCGCATGTGGCAACGCACCCCTATCGGTCGAGAGCCGCCTCGATCTCCTCGCCCCAGCAGATCAGCACGGCGAGGCAGATCGAGAAGCCGACCGTGGCGATCCACCACCACATCAGCGTGTCCCCGGGTTGACGTTGACCGAAAGAACGATGTTGCGCCCAGGCTGCAGAGCGGAAACAACGCCGAGCTCGCGCTTGGCCCCTTCCATGTCGCCCGCCTCGATCAGGAAGCCCGCCAGATTTCGCCGCAGGTCGGCCGAGAACGGGTTGACCCGCAGTTCGGCGCGCAGCGCCGCAATGCAGTCGGGCCCGGAGCCCTTCCAGCGCGTCTCGGAGCAGAACACCGCCGGCGCCTGCCGCAGCCGGAAATCGAGCGGGAAAACCCCGGCCGAGCGCTGCAGCAGCAGCATCGCGGCTGGGCGATGGGTCTGAGTGAACGCGACGGCGTGAAGGATCTCAGCGGTGAGCAGCGCGGCCGCAACCACCATCCCGCTCGCGGCAAAGGTGCCCAGCAGCCAGGGCCGCAAGGAACGCCGTAACGGGCCAGCGAAGCGGGAAGCCAAAGGCGCCCTCGATCAGGAATGCGAGCAGCATCGCCCGCGCAGGAGTGAGAGGGCCCCACATCAGGATCACCAGCAACGCACCTATCGGCGCGGCGCCGATCCCGAACTCGTAGACGAGCTCAAGCGGGTCGCTGTGCGCGTGCACGGGGCGGTGCTCGAGCAGCGGCCACGACGGCGCATGAGACGGGAACCGCGCATAGAACGAGCCGATGCCGGAACCCGCCCAGGTCAGGCCCGCAACTGTGGATTTCCACAGGTCGAGGCGCTGCGCCATGCTGGCGTTGTGCGCTGAGAACGTGAGCGAAACCCCGATCATCCCCAGGGCTATCAACCACAGCGCCGTCGCGCGCGACCTTGTCCACAGCCACGCGGCACCCACGCCAGCGAGCGCCACGGCCGCGCCGCGCGCGGTGGGCAGCACCACGGCCGGGACCAGCGCCACCGCGAGCCACCAGAGCCGATAGCCGACGGCGCCGACCAGCGCGAGCACCGCGGCCTCGGCGAGGTAGTTGCGGTTCACGAACAGCCCGGCCGGGGCATTGTTCTGCGGGATGCCGCGCCAGCCGAAGGCCTGCGCGATCGCGAGCGCACCGCTGATCGCCAGCCCGATCCCGGCCGCGATCACCACCGGCCGCAGCGACGGCAGCCGCGCCCCGACCACGAAGCAGCCGGCGAGCAACGCCCACTGCCAGAGCAGCCATGCGCCCTGATAGGGGTCGGGCGCCCAGGCGAGCGACGCAGCGGCGTAGGCGAGGAAGGCGAGGCCGAGGAGCGACGCATATTCAGCGTGACGCACATTCCGGCCGGAAATGTAAAGCAATGCCGGCACCGCCACGCTCAGCAGCGCCCAGCGCGGCGCGGTCGCGGCGTTCGTGAACCAAGGGACGAAGGCGACGGTCAGCAGAAATGCAACGGCGGCCGGGACGAACCCGACCGCCGCTGGCCCCATTTGCTGACCCGTGAACGCTCCCACGAACGCGGGTCAGTAGTAGGCGTAGAAAATCGTCACCGAGACCGCGCCCGTGCCGAACTGGCCAGTCGTGTCGACGTAGATCGTCGTCGGCGAGGACGGCGTGTAGTTCGTAATCGCGAAGTGCGCCTGGCTCAGGATCTTCGCGGTGCTCGCCGGGATGGTCATCGTCCCGTTGAACATCTGCGTTCCGCCGTTCGTCGTGCCGAGCTTCAGGTTGCCCGAGACTGTTCCGCCCGACGTCTCCTGCACGATGCCGCCGACCGGAACCGCGCCAGCCGGAATGACCAGCGTGTTGCCGCTCGCCGACGTCGTGATGCCGGAACGGACCACCGAGCCGTGCGGAGCGTCGAGCACAAAGCCCGCCGCGACCGCGTCGCCGTTGTCCGTGGACGAGATCAGGGCGCACCCGCGGGCATTCAGCCCGTAGGTCGTGCCGGAGGTCGGCGCAACCCAGCGAGCCGGGCCGAGCGCGGCACCCGCGCGGGACGGGGCGCACATCTGGAGGGAGGCGGCATCGGCTGGCGAGCGCCAGCCTTCGACAAGGAGCCCGCCGAGCGCGAGCGCGGCGAGCGTCACAAGCGCGAACGCGCGGCGGATCATGGTCAGGCCTCCTTCTTGCCGTCGGCCTTCGCCGCCTTCGGCTCCGGCTTCTCGGACGAATAGCGCTTCGAGTCGTTCTTCAGGGCTTCGCGCGCCTTGATGGCGAACATGTCCACGAAGTCACCCTTCTCGGCGTCCCACAGTTTCACGATCGCTGGCATCGCTGTTCTCCGATCACTTGCCGGGCAGCGGCGCAACGAACGCCGTGTAGTTGATGCCTGTGGCGATCGAGCCCGCGACAACCGTGTAGACCCGGATGTAGCGGTAGACCGTATCGTCCTGCTCGTTCGTGAACAGAAGCTCGTAGCGACCCGTGGTGCTGTCGATCGCGCCGCCCTGCCGCACCTCGGTGGCGCCGAGGTTGAGCTGGCCCAGGTTCTGGATGTCCGACGCGAAGGACGAGGACGAGGAGCCCTGCACGATGATGTCGTATTCCTCGTCGTTCGACGCGATCTCGATTGCGGTCACGTCGACCACCAGCACGCCCTCGAAGCGGCCGGCACCCATGTCGAGGATCTTGTTGGAGCCGCCAACCTGAGCCGCAGCCGAAGCTGCGACGAGGCCGGCGTCCTTCATCAGCTGGTCGTTGTCGTAGTTGTACGTGCGGCGACCCATGGGGCCCTCCTCTTGGTCAGGCGACAATCGCCGCGTTGGTCCACGACGTCAGTCGGGCGAAGGAATACTTGTGGCCGTCGACAAGGCCGACGTCCCAAGAGAGATGCGTCCGCATGGTGATGCGGTCCTCGAGGAGGCCGACATCGTCGACCGCCATCGGCGACTGCTGCAGGCCGTGCACCTTGCCCTCGCCGAAGCAAACGACGTAGAGCGAGGCCGTCACCGCCGATCCGCCGCCGCTGCCGACCTCGTCGAAGGCCAGCACCGGGGTGTGGTCGTCCTTCTCGTAGCCCCAGAGGAACGGCAGGCCGCCGTAGCTCATCTTGGGCTTGCCGATCTCGTCCCATGTCTGGATGACGAAGCCGGAGAGCGTGGTGGTGCGCGCGGCCGCGATCCAGAGCGGGATCGAGTCGAACGGCGCGATGATGTAGCTCTTGCCGCCGCTCTTGTTGACCATGTTGATGGCCTGATCGAGCTTGGCGAGGGAGAGCGCCGCGCCGCCCGAGGCATTGGAGTTCGCCAGCGTGCGCGAGTAGAGCGCGGAGCGCGCCTGCAGGCCGTTGAACTCGCGCGGCTCGGTGGCGTTGTCGCCGCCGATGAAGGTGTCGACCCACTTCTTGCCGGCGGCCGCGATCACCATGCGCTCGTTCTGCGCGCGGCGCTCCTCGCCGTAGCGGCGGACCAGCGCGATATCGATGTCGATATCGTGGTCCATCAGGTAGCTCGCCTCCTGGAAGGGCTCCAGGCGGCCGGCGCCGGTGGACGAATTCTCGTTGATGCCGCGGAAGGCCGGAGCAGGCAGCGAGACCTGGCGGTGGTTCTCATAGACCGGGCCGTTCATGCCCTCGAAGGGCAAGGCCTGGAAGATGTCCGACGACTCGGCGAACATCTCGATCACCGCGCGCCGCGTGCCCATGGGCAGGCCCTTGGCGTATTCGTTGAGCGTCATCTGTGCCATCTGTCAGGCCCTTTCAGCGACCGGTGGTCTGTTCGAGTTTGCGCCCGAGAGCGAGGCGTGCGCTCGGGTTCAGCTTGTTCCACTCCTCTTCGGAGGGCTGGTTCGTCGGCCGTTCGCGGTTCTGGTTGCTGAACGGCACGACATTCGAGAACGCCGCCATCAGTTTCTCGTAGGCCTCGATCTCGGCCGCGATGACGGGGCGCTCCATGATGATTGCCGCGGCCTCCTCACCGAGGCGCGCCTTGAACCAGGCCTTCACGGTGTCGACGCGGGCCGGGCCGTTGGCGCCGAGCTTCTCGACCTGCTTCGCGCTCTCGGCCTGGACGAACTGCGCCTCGGCGACCTTGTCCTGCACGTAGATGTCGAGCAGCTTCGAGAAGCCGGTCTGCGAGACGCCATTCGCCTGCGCGAACTCGCGCAGCGCGGCGTAACCCGGATTCGCGGCGTCGAACTCGAAAGCGAAATCGTCGGGCAGCTTGAAGTCGGACGAGTTGACGAGCTGATAGTCGTCAGGCTTCGCGGGCACCGCAGCGAGGCGCGTCTTGTTCTCGAGGTCCACCGCGGTGAGGCGATTGAGCTCGGCCGAGAAGTCCTGCTCCTTGACCGTGTTCGCCTGCGGATCCCAGAACTGCTCCGGGATGTAGGACGGACGCTCAGCCTTCGGCGCTGGCGTCGGGTCCGGCGTAGGGCTGGACGCGGCGCTGGGTGCCGGAGCGGCCGGCGACGGCGACGGGCTGGCGGGGGACGACGACGACGGGCTTGTCGGGGTCGTGACGGGATCCGGCACTCGCGTTCTCCGATAGGGTTCGGTCCATGAGGACCTTCAAATCGTGCGCGAGACTGCGGCGACCCTCCTGCCTGTTCAACGCACCGGGGTCGGTGGACGGGCTGACCTCCATCAGGATCCGCTGCAGGCGGACGTAGAGCGCGCGCCCATCATTCGTGAGCGCAATCCTCCCGATCGCCTCGTCGACCTCGTGGTCTTTCAGAATCACAGGCCACCCGCGGCTTCAGGTCCGGGCGGCTGCACGCGCTGCCGCCCCTCGATCAGCTGGCTGATCATGCCGACGACCTCCTGCTGCTGCTCCTGGGTGCGGAACTTCACCAAGCCGGTGACGCGCATCTTCTCGGCGATCGCCGTCATCGTGGCGCCGCCGTCGACCATCAGCCGAAACTCCTCCGGCCAGGTCGGGCCCGCGATCTGCAGGAAGCGCAGCGCCATCGCCACCTCCTGCTGCTCGGCCGCGCGTTGAGCCGGATTGTACGGCTCGAGCGAGACCATCTTGCCGTTCACCTTCACGGGCTCGATGCGGCCGCGCTTCTCGAGGAGATGCTTGAAGCGCAGGAAAATCTGCGCGGGCCCTTCCTTCCAGAACGGCATGCCGGGCGTGCCGATGCGGCGCTGCTTCTCGATCATCTCATCGATCCACTGCGTCGCGGTCGGCGGCGTCTTGCCCTTCTGCTGCGGGAAGCCGAGGAAGAACTTGCGGCGCAGACGATCCTCGATCGCCGCGGTCTCGAACAGGGCGCCATCGATGTCGCCGCCCTCGAAGATCGGCTTGATCGCGCCCTCGCTACCCGACCGGATCGGATAGGCCGAACCGGGCTCGATGCCTTCCTCGACCGCCGCGAACGAGTCGTCTGGGAAGCCGGTCGGCGGGCGCAGGCTGATCTCGATGTGGTCGATCTTGTCGCCCTCGATCGCGTCGAGGAGGCGGAAGTCGGGGAGCGCCTCGATCAGCGGGCCCGTGCCATACGCCCACTCCGGCGACGGGTTGAAGCGCATCACGATCAGCTTGCAGGCGCCCTCGCCGATCAATTCGAGCTTCTCGACCACGACCTTGTCGATCATCACGACATGGCACCACACGACGTCGTCGCGCCGGTCCCACAGGCGCCAGAAACCCCAGCGCACGATGGTGCGCTCGTCCGGCTTGCCCTCGATCTTGGTCTTCACGTTCTCTGGGATCTTCGCGTAGATCCCTTCGCCGACCAGCGCCTTGACATGCTTGTTCTTCGTGTGGCGCACCACGAACCGGTCGTCGATGTCGCCGAACGGGCCGATGTTGATCTCGAGCTCGTGCAGCGGCACGGCCTGCACGACGATGTTCTCGTTCGGCCGCGGGTCGTCGATCCAGAGCGCCGCGGTGCCGATCGCGATGTCCGGCGCGAAGGCTTTCGGCACCTCGGAGTAAAGGTTGGATGCGCGGATCGCGTCGAAGATGATCGGGTCCTGGTCGGCCGCGATTTTCTTCGCCTGCTCCTTCACCTCGTCAGGCAGGTACATGCCGGGGCGCCGCTCGGCCCACGGCTCGGCCGGAGGCATGAATGCCTCGACGAGCTCGGTGACGAAATCGCGCGAGAGCTCGGAGGCAAGGCCGGTCTGCAGCTCGCCCTCATCGCCGCGCTTGATTGAGGACGGCGCGATCGAGGATCGGATCTCGCGCGCGCGATGCGGTGCCGCGAAGAAGTAGCTTTCGCGGATGTCGAGGTCGAAGACCTCCTTCTGCTTCACGCAGGCGTCGAGCCGCGCGCAGGCCTCTTTGCTGATTTCCTCGTAGGGCCCAGCCGCGGCCGGTGCGGGCTTCTTCGCCACGGACTAGGCCCCCATGGCGAGGGGCGGCTGCACCGCGGCGCCGGACAGTGCGGCGCGCGCGCCATAGCGGCGCAAGAGGGACATGGTCTCTTTCGAGACGCGGTCCTGGATCGCGGCGGCCTTATCCTGCTGCGCCTGCGCCTGGATCGCTTCAAGCTGGGGATCGCGCTGCGGCGTCTGCTGCGGCTGCGGCGGGCTTCGCATCATCGAACGTTCGGGCTCCGTGCGCGACGAGGTCACGCCAGAGCCGGTCAGGCCGCAACGCACCGCCGGGCAGGCCAACGAGGTGCTTCACTGCCGTGACGCATGACCAGACCGGCCAGCGCGGCAGCCCGCCCGCCTCCCGCCGCTCGAAATGCAGGACGTCCGCGCCAGCGATCCATGCGGCGATCAGTTTCTCGGCCGCCGGCCCGTCGCGAGCGACCTGCAGCGTGACCCCCTTCAGCGTCACGTCGTAGAACACCCAGAGGTTCATGCCGCCGATCGCCGCAAAACAGCGTACATGGTCGTAGCGCCCGCAGGCGAGCCACCTCACCCACCAGGCCTGCGACTCCTTCACGAAGCAGATGAACCAGTGTCGCGGCTCGCCGACGTCGTCGAGAACGCGGATCATGCCACCCGCCGCCGCGTGCCGCGGCCCTTGTGGTAGCGGACCCCCTTCGGCACATGTCCACCCATGGTGACGGCCTTGCCCTCACCGCCGCCGAGCAGCATGTTCTCGCCTGCCTCGCAGACGTGCGAATACTGATTCTTCTCCGGCTCCTCGGCGTAGCGCTCGCCCGACACGCGGATGCGGCGCAAGTGATAGCCGCCCGCCATGCCGGTGATGAACGTCACGCAGCGCGGATCGACGAGCAGCGACGATGGGCGGCCAGTCTGCGATCGCCGCATCATCACGGCGTTCACCGCCTCATGCCGGACCGAGAACTGGTTCTGCGGATTCGGCGCCGGCCGCACGATCATGCCGTGCTGGCGGAACACGTCGAACGGCGTCTGGTCATTCGCCTGGCCGCGCTGCGCGCCCGCCGGGTCGCCCCAGAACACGAAATCGAAGCCGGGGTAGTGCTGACGCAGGAAGCTCTTGAGCGCCGGTGCGAACTCGCTCGCCGAGATATCGCGGCCGATAAACTCGCGCTGCACGAACCAGTCTGCGCGCAAGCATTGCCCCGTCAGCGCCGCGGGCTGCCGGCCGAAGTCGAGCCCGACCACCACCGGGACGCCGGGCACCGGTTCGAGCGGCCGATCGCTCACATGCACGTCGCGGCGGAACTGCGGATAGACCGGCTGACCGTCGACCACGACCGACGAGCGGTTCATGATATTTGCGTCGATCCAGCTCTTGGTCTGCCCCGCGATCTTCTCCATGTAGAAATTCGGCGGCAGGTACCTGAGGTTCTCGGCCTCAGGGTTCGGCCGATACTTGCCCGTGAAGTTCCCCTTGTCGTCGTAAATCTCGATCAGCCCAGCCGGCTGCGTGTAGAACTCCCAGTTGTCCGGCTTGACCAGCGCCTTGCGCTTCTCCTCGGTCATCCAGTCCGGCGGGGCAACATCACCCCGCATGATCGGGATCCAGTGGTCGGCCGGCGGGGCGTTCGTGTCGAGGATCAGCCCGCCCCATGCACAGCCGCCGTCCTTCATCGCCGGATAGCGCGGCGGCGACACGCGGCCGACCGCCTCGCGGATCACCTCGTATTGCGCGAACTGACCCTCGTTGAACCAGATCAACGACGTCTCGAGCGACATGAAGAACGCCTTCGCGTCGCTGATGTCCTCCATCGCGACAAACGTCACGTCGAGCTCCAGCGGGCCAACCCGCACCTCGTGCAGATAGGGCCGCGTCTCATAGAACCGGCCGAACTGCCCCGGCCCCGTCCCGGGCGGGAACCAGTCCTTCCAGGTCTTGATCGCGGTCTCCTCCAGCTTCGAGTAGGTCTCGCGGAAGACGTGCGCGCGGAACCGCTGCTTGCCATCCCGCTGCGTCGGCTGCGCGAGCGCCCGCTGGAAAATGTGCAGGCAGCACACCGTCGAGGTGCCCGACCCCTGCGGCCCCTGGATGATCTTCACCCGCGACGTCTGGTCCCGCATGAAGGCACGCAGCACCCTGCCGTCAGGCCGAAAGATCGGGAAGCCGGTCTGAGGATCGTGCTCGATCATGCGCCGTCCTCATGGCTCAGGATCGATCGGCCGCGGCGAACACGCGGCGGCGGCTGATGCGACTCAAGAACCTCCAATGTCGTGATGCAGGTCTGCCCGTTGTCGAGCTCAACCTCGACCCGCTCGCCGCGCACACGCTTCACGGTGCCATCCGCACCGTTCCACAAAACCCGCGCGCCCGGCGTGAGATCGACCATCAATGCAACATCTCCGCCGCCAGATCCCGCACATGCCGCCGGATCGCCTCCTCGTCCGCATCCGTCGACGGCGAAATCACCAGCCGCGTCGCCCCATCAGGTCCACGCTCCGGCTCGGCAATAAGCCTCACCCCCACAATCCGCTTCGCCCCCGCATGAATGATCAGCGGCTCAACCGGCTTCCGCAGACGAACCGTCCCGATCTTCCCAACCTTCGCCAGATCGCGACCCCACGCCCGCAACTGCGCGTCGTACACCTTCACAAACAACTCAGGGATCCGCTCGAAAACCGCGTCCATCACACAACCCCCCGAGCAGAAAAAAATCCCACACGACGGTCCAAGGAAAAATCGGGAGAGGGGGAAGCCAGATGGCTGAGGCGTTTTCGTTTTTGCCCCCACCCCACCCCGGCACGGGCGAGGCCTGAGAGACCCACCCCGCCCCCTCTGCTGCGGTGCACGGTCGCCAGCCATTGCCCCTCATTCCCCATGGTCGTTCCTGACTGTCTCGTGTTCAATCAATGGCTTAGCATCGGTTGCGCGGTCATGAGCCATGACTGCACCACTGGCGCCTGGCTCGCTCAGGTCGATGACGTAGCCAGCTTTTATGTCAATGTTCACAGAGACTTGCGCATCGGCGCGAGGCTTGATGCCCTCGATCGCCAGCACGTGCTTGGCTGCGTCGAGGCTGACGTGCTCGGATCCGGCGTCGACCAACTCCAGCATGCGGATGGACGCTCGAGCGGCGCCCGTGGCGATGGTTTTGCGCGCTTCCTGAGCGATGAACATCCTTACATGAGGCATTGCCAGCGATCTGCTCAGGTGCTCTGGGCTCAGTCCGACGCGGGCTGCGGCGGCTTTCTGGGTCTTGCACTCACCGGAGGCGAGCAGATTAACGGCTTGACGGACCTTGGGCGGGATGCGCACCCGGCGAGCGGTCTCGGGTGCTTCGTGGTCGGGGATGGTTGCTGGGAGGCCTTGGCGTGGCATGGGCGGGAGGGTGGTGCCGTGCTGGGCGGGCGGCAACGCACCAGCGGGGGCGCTGAGCGAGGGGAGAGGCTGGGGGGATGCGCGCGCGAGGCAGGCCTAGTGGTGGTCGCATTTCGCGGCGTGTTGCTCAACGCACCCATTTCGCATGTTGTGGTCGGCATCGAGATTGGCTTTGCGCGCCAATCGCTTGGCTATTGGTCAGCCCTGCTGCCGCATTTAATTTGTGAGTTGACGGATGCTGGCACGCTTTTTGCCCTGCTTTGTCAGCTTGTGAGCAAAAGGGTGCTTCGCGCATCAATCCATCGCGGCTTCATAGGCGGCAAGCGCCGCGCGCGCCTCTTGCCGGTAAGCCTCGCGGAGCTGCTCGGGCAGGTCCGACCATGCCCGGCCGGCGGGTCGGCCCCTGCGATCCAGGTTGCGGTTGCCGAATGCGTCGCGGATTGCGATCGCGGCGAGCTCAATCTGTCTGTCTGTTGCCATGCTGGCGAGTTGTGCCCATTTGGCGCGGGTTTCCAACGCACCATGATGCTCGGCGCGAGGCTGTTACATTTCGTGATCAGGTGCCAGATTGACACTCACGGCATGAGGTGTCATATTGGCACCACTGAGGCGTTGGCGCGCCTCTTAACCGCGAGGAACCCAGGATGTCCACCACCTACCCGTCATACAGCGACGCGGCCGCCCAACTCCCGGCCGACGCGCGCTGGTCCGCTTCCTTCGGCAATCCCGGTGAGGGCGGCTATTGCGAATATCACCGCGACCAGGCCGGCCGCCGCTACATCATCTCGAATGGCAAGTGGTGCGATCTCGGCACCGAGTGGACCGTGCAAGAGGCCTGATCATGATCACCTCCAATGCCTTCGGCTTCGCACCTCTGGCCCATAAGGAAAGCCGCATCGTGCACGAAGGCCCGTGCGCTTACGTGATCCAGACCGGCGAATGCTTTGAGGTGATCGTGTTTTCTACCTCATGCGTGACACACAAGCCCGCAGGCATGACCGCCGATCAGGCGCGGGCTTTCCGGACGTGCGACGGGCTCAACCGCTACCCGCTCCAGACCCGCAAGGCTTTTGGACTGCTCTAACCCTTCCCCAACGGGCCCGTTGGCGCGGGCCCTCAACACCGCGAGGAACTACCATGTCAGCTTTCATCGTTTCCCACGACCACATCGACGCGCTTCTCACCTTCGCGAAGCTGCATCGGGTTTCGTACTACGTGCCGCAGCGCATCTGTAACAAGCCGGGCGGCACGCGAGTCGATATCGACAGCGACACCGTTACCGAGGTGGGGCGCATCCTGCTCGATGAGAACGAGCGCTCGGTTCGGCACCGCTACCGCTCAAGCGCCGACCTGCCTGGCACCATCGGTGAGGAGGCGGCAAGCTACACGTTCCGCGAGTTCGCCGAGCTCTATCGGCTGCCGAAGGGCAAGCAGTGTGCGTGGATCCTCAACGGCTGCCGCTGCTACGACTACCAAGCCTGCGAGACCGACGACTACGAGGAATCACTGGCGCACCGGATCATTCAAGAGATCCAGGCTGCGGCAATCCGTGCGCTGCCTCACATCGAGGATGCGCCTTGGGAGATCAACCGCGAGACCGCCAAGGCGTGAAGCACGCGGCCCGGGACGGTTGGCGCCGTCCCGGGCCACTTGCCGAACGACCTATCCCAAGGCCCGCGAGGGCTCACCCGGAACTGATCGAACGACCAAGGCGAATTTATCATGGCCACGCGAGGGAACGCTATGACCGCACCCGAGTTTAACGAAGCGCTGGCGGCGCTCGGCCTGACCGCCCATACTGTGTGGCCGATTATCGGGATTTCCCGGCGGACGGCCTTCCGGATGTCGGCCGGGACGACTTCGATTCCTGGGCCGGTGGCAAAGCTGCTGCGACTGATGGTTCGGCTGCAGCTTTCACCTTCCGACGTCGCCGCCATCTGAGGCGCGCGGCACGACGCGCGAGGCGCCGGCGCTCTGCGTCGGACATCTTCACGAGTGATCGCGCGCGCATCAATTTCGCAAACTCCGGACCCTTCGGAAACCTCCACCGTTTGCGCCTTTTTGTGGTCGGCATCTTGTGGTCGGCATCGGCCGGAATTGGGCGCTCTCGGAGCTGCATTTGGCTCGCGATCCGGGCCAGCATTTCGGCATCCTCAACCACGATCAGCATGAGCCCGAGTGCGCCGAGCAGCGGCCCCATGGACACGGGCCCGATCGCCTTGATCGGCACCGGCGCGAGCAGCTTGGCGCAGTAGCCGTTCTGCAGGCCGGATACCGCGTCGAGGCCTTCCCGCGTCACCTGGAGCTCGTTGGCGCGCGCCCGTAGCACGGCGTGCAGCTCGTCGTATGAGCGGACAACGGCGATGCGGCGGCCGTTGTCGCTCATGCCGACTTTTCCGCATCAGCGGGCCGCGCTGGGGCTTGGCGGGCATACCAGGCGTCGACCCACGCCCGATAAGCCGCAATCGCCTCCTCGTATTCGCGGAGCTGCACCTCGATCTGCCGCTTCACCAGCGGGATGTCTTCGCGCCCGTAGTTGCGCATCAGCCAGCGGCCCCGTATTGGGGCGTGAACAGCCCGGTTTTGTCGTCCACCTTGAAGAAGCACTGGCCGAGCTTGCCGGCGCCGATCTCGCGCACCTTGGCGCTCACGACGCGACACGTATTGCCCTCGGGCTCGCGCACCACGATCAGGCCGTTATCGGCCTTGTTGTACCAATTCATCGAGCCTTCGACGTCGGCGAGCGTAGGCTGGCGGCCGTGCTCGACTCCGGCCTTGGTCGGATGCGCCACGACCACGACCATGGCGTGGTACGCGCGGCAGAACTGCTTGAGGTACATCAGGCATTTCCCGATGTAGTCCGTCAGCAGCATATCCGGCGGCTTGGCGCGCTCGAGCTCGTTCCACGGGTCGATGAACAGCAGCCCGACCCCATCGTTCTTCATCGAGATCACGGCCTTGTCGAGCACCCATTCGATCGTCTTCGGCTCGTCGTCGTAGTGCTCGGGCTGCGCGCTCTGCACGTAGCACTGCTCGGTGCGGAAGTAGTTCCAGCCGTCGCGGTTGCCCCAGATCGCGCGCAATTTGCGATCGATCAGAACCTCGTTCTCCGGCACGTACATGAACGACCGGATCCCGCGCTCGCCGGCCGCTAGATTGCAGATCAGGTTCAGCCACAGCGTCGACTTGCCGCTTCCGGCGAGGCCCGTCGTGATCGTGAACTGCCCCGCATAGAGCTTGAAAATCTGGTCGAGCTCCCACCAGCCGGTGCCAATCGCGTCCAGATCTCCAGCGGCCTGCGGGAGATCGGCAAGAGTAAAATATCCAGCCTGACCGTGCCGCCCCTTCGCGAACATGCTCATAGCGCGAGAAACTCCCTGAATGAGGATTGCTGTTGCGCCGCGCTCGCGGCGTGATCGTTCCACGCCTCGGCGTTGAGCCAGGTCGTGGGCATCTTCACGTATCGAGGCTCTGTCCGAAGGCGGGCGCATTCGTCCGCGTAGCGCTTGGCGCCAGCGATGATGACTTCCGGGTCAATGCCTTTTCGGACAAAGGCCTCGAACTTGGCCTTGGCCGGCTTCTTCGGGCTGGTGCCTTCGCGCCTTGGGTACGACGCCCAGAAGCGATCGAAGGCTTGATCGACCATCTCTCGCGGCAGAGCCGCGCTATTCTTTTCTTTTGTGGTTGTGGTTGTTATAGGTTGAAGGTCACGTTCAGCGGCCGTTGACGCCAAGTCATTGTTATTATTGATAGCGCCGCTGCGCTTGCGAGCCGACGCTCGGCCTGCCTCTTCGGAGGATGCGATCCTCAGTAGGCCCTTATCTACCTCGGCATCTGCCCGGGAATTACGCAACATCCCGTCGGCGAGATACAGTTTCCCGAGGCTGAGAAGACGCTCCCGGATCCGCTTCCACACTCGGATGTCGCAGCGGCACCACCCGGCGAGGAACCGCATGTCGTCAGCCACCGCGCCGTCGCGCGCATAAATCAGGTCGAGCACCGTGTTGTAGGCGCCGCGCTCCTCAAGCGTGAGCTCCATCATGCCATCCAGCGCGGCATGCGGGTCTCGCTTGTACCAGCGCAGCTTTCCCACTCTACGGCCTCCCGATCGCTTCAGCGCCGTAGCGCGCGATCAGCGCAGCCTCGGCGCGGCCGTGGTCTTTCTTGCGGGAAAACCAGCCGGTGCCCGGCCAGAGGCGAATGGCGAGCGCCCGAGAGCGCTCCTTGTCCTTGTCGAGGCTGAAATGCCGCTTCCACACGGCCGGACCGACGATGTGCTGCGGGATCTCCAGAGCGGCGACCACGGCGCGCAGGGCACCATAGGCTGCCCCGAACTTGAACGTGCTCGAGACACCCTGCCCCGGCATCGCGCCGGCGCGCTCGATCACCGCCATGCACGGACGATATGTGCGGATTCTGGCGGCCAGCGAGTCAACGTCAACCTCGCCGCCGGCCACGGGGATGTCTTCGGCGACAACGCGGCCGTCCGGGTAGAGGTACGCGATCCCGCCGGTCACGCCGGGGTCAATGCCCAAGATCACGCCGGTGTGCACGGGCACCGCAAAAGGCGGGTCTGTCATCGACGGGGAGTGTTCGCCCATCAGTGCCCCGCGCGCGCGATCGCAGCCTGGCCCAGCGGGGTGTCGGCGAGCATGCCGAGCGCCACCATATAGGTTCCGATGAGCGCCTCGTGCTCGGCGAGCGCGGCCTTGTCCTGCTTCCGGCGCCGCACGATGGCGCGCAGAGCCTTCACGTCGAAGCCGTTGCCCTTGGCCTCGGCGTAGACGTCGCGGATGTCGCTGGCGAGGGCGGCTTTCTCTTCCTCGAGCCGTTCGAGGCGCTCGACGATGCTCTTGAGTTGATCGCGCGCGACGAGTGTCGCGCCACTGTTGTGGCCGATGTCCGACATGGTGATGTCCCCCCGACAGAAACGCCGCGTCGGCCGGCACTCACGACACAGGGCAAGGCCCTCCCGCGCCCCGGGAGGGCCCGCCGATCAGTCAGCGTCTGGTTTTGCCGGCGGCCGCAGCCACGGCGCGATGCGGTACGCGGCGCTTTGAGCGCAGCGCATCAATGCCTGGGCGATGAAATTCCGGATCGTGAACAGCCACAGCCTCGGCGCGTGCGATGGCGGCGGTGAGATCGGCGTCGGCATCCATAGCCCCCTTGAGCATGCGTTCGACCTTGCGCCGGGCCGCGAGCTGCGCCTGCTGCACGTCGGCAAGTTCCATCAGCGGCTTGCAGACCCGCCACCAGAGCGGCGGCCGCTCGCATTGCGCCATGATCGCGGCCACGACCTTGAAGCCGAAGGGCTGGTGCAGCAGCGCGGCGATTTCGTCCGCCGTGAACTCGCGCGTGGTGGCCATACGGTGCTTCGCCGAGCGCTCGCCAAGGCCGAGCAGAGCGCCGATGTGCGACCAGGCTTTTGCCGGGAAAATCTCCCGCAAAACCTGGGAGATCGCAGCATTCGTGCCCCCATTCTGGGCCGAAACGGTGCACGTTTCGGCACCCACCGAATTCGCAAGAACTCTCGTCATGTGGTTCCCTCGCTGTTGCACGCGTCGCCAAACGCGTTTCGTAAAGCCGTGATGATCGCCCTCTCAGGAGAGCTGCCGCCGATGGACGCGACCCGACGGATGCGCTCCGACATGCGCTCGCAGAGCTCGATCCGGATGCGGGAGCGTTCCGAATTCGGAACGGGGTGTTCCGAAATGCTGTCGAGGGGCGCGTTCAACGAACGTCCCCTGAATTACGGTAGTATGCAGGTGTGGAATGTGGCTGGAAGGGGGCCGGGTGGGACGCTGCCCCCATTATCAAATGATATAGAAAACTGTGGGTTTCACCGTATAGAACGGTTAAGACAAGGTTTCTACCTTGGGGTGATCGGCCGCTCCTGGCCGAAAATCGGGGAAACCAAAAATGGGAGTCGTGGTGAAGTTCCTGGCGGGGCGCCGTCATGCGCGGGCCTCAGCAGGCTCGGCCGGGCGTGCGGTGGCCAGGGCCTCAAACGTGATATGGCTGCATCCAGCCTCGGAGGCGAGCCGGACGATCTCGGGCCACCGCCTCGGCGGGATGCCGCGCGAACGCCAACTGCTGACGGTAGGGGCTGGGAGGCCCAAGCGCGATGAAACCGCGCCAGTGCCCCCAAGGTCGTCGATGACTGTGTCCGGCGTGAGCATGTCGCAGAACATAGTTCGCAACCTGCGAACCAGTCAAGAGTTCGCAACACGCGAAACGACTTTAGCGGCAGGCCATGTTCCACTTGTCCCCATGGCCGAGACCGTAAAAAATATCGCCCGCCGACTAGTCGAGACCCGAGAAGCCCTGGGCTTTTCCTCTCAAGCGGAATTTTGCAAAGAGATCGGCGTCGAGAAAAACGTCTACAATCCCTTTGAAAAGGGCAAGCGGCGAATTACCCTCGACGTCGCGATGAGGATCAAGGCGCGGTTCAATATACCGCTCGACTGGATCTATGTCGGTGACGCTTCTGCGCTTCCGGCTCAGGTTTACCGTAGGATAGGCAGCCTCGCTGCCTGACCGATTTTCCCCAAAAGATTCGCAACTTGCAGACAGAGGTTCGCATGTTGCGAATTTTTTTGCTTGACGCGTTCGCAAGGTGCGAACTATCCTCCGGCTCAGACATCGGGGGATGCACATGGGCGAGCTTACAGACAATGAGATCGATCGCATGGTCGCCGAGGCAATGCCCGGCGCCACCTTGGGCGAGTTTGCGGCTGCAGCCGCCTTCCTGACGCTGACCCGCTCCCGTGAAGAGGCTGACCGGATCCTGGCGAAGATCGTCGCCAGCCGGCCAGCGCACGCGCGGAGGGCCGCATGAGCCCTGGGGAGATGTACGCCCGCCGCTCCGGCCGGCTGCTGGCCACCGTGATCGGCTCAAAGATCAGCCTCGACACGATCGAGCGCCTCGTTGCCGCCAAAGAGACTGACCTTGCGCGGGAGTGGATCGGCTATATGCGCGCCGATTTTGAGCGCGAGATCGAACGCGCCAGGCGCGAGGACGACGAGATCGTCGCGGGCACCTCCGACTGCCGCACCGCGCCGATCAGCGCGATGATCCTGCTCGGCTGCGTTTTCCTGGCTGGCGCTGCCTTTCTGCAATGGAGCGGCGCATGAAGCCCGGCGCGCTCCGTCACCTCTACTGGCCGCTGCTGCCGCTTCTGGCTGTCCTCGGGGCGCTCGCCTGGGCCGTGATCTGCTGGCCGTTCAGCGACCGCTCGCTCGGCCTCACGGTCATGTCGCTGAGCATCATGGGCATTGTGTTCGCCGCCGCCGCGGTCGGCTGGCATGCGGTGCAGTTCCTCACGGCGGTGCCGCAATGAGCGGGACGTGGCGCCTCACCGAGTTTCAGCGCGAGGCGATCTTGCGCGACTACAGCGAGAGCTCCGAGAAGATCGAATTGATTGCGCTGCGGCATCGGGTGCGGATCGGCCACATAACCTATCTGGCGCGGACGCGCGGCGTGCCGCTGCGGCGCCCAGACCTGAGCACGAAGTTTCGGCGAGCATGGCAACGGAGGCGCGCGTGAAGATCGACCAGCCCGGCATCTACGTTGACTTCGACCCCGCCGCTTATCATGCGGATCCGTGTCCGAAGCCGTCGTTCACACAGAGCATCGCCAAGGTGATCCTCGACCGCTCGCCGGCGCATGCGCGGCTTGAGCATCCGCGTCTCGCGCCTGTCGTCGAGGGTGAGGAGGAAGCCGAGAAGTATGTCGCCGCGCAGGCGATTGGCAACGCAGCGCACGCGCTCATGATCGGTCGCGGCCGCGTGGTCGCCGAGGGTAAGTTCGACGACTGGCGCAGTAAGGCAGCGCAAGCATTCAGGCTTGAGCAACACGCCGCCGGCAAGATCGTCATCCTGACGAAACACCTCCGGCGCGCCGAGGACATGGTCGCGGAGGGTCGCGTGCAGCTCGCGCGCGTCGGCTGGAAGTCGGCATTCGACCAGGGCGCCGGCGAGGTGGTGATCGCCTGGCAGGAACACGGCCTGTGGTTCCGGTCGATGATCGACTGGATGACGTCCTCGGTCGAGCTCTACGACTACAAGACCAGCGGCAAGTCGACCGCCCCGCACACCATCCCGTTGCTCGGCATCGATGCCGGCTGGGACATCCAGGCCGCGATGCACGAGCGCGGGCTCGACGTGCTCGACCCCGAGAATGCCGGCCGCCGCAAGTTTCGCTTCGTCGCGCAGGAGAACGAGCCGCCCTACGCGCTGACGCCCGTCGAGCTGACCGAGGCGTGGCTCACGATGGGTCGCAAGAAGCTGCAGCGCGCGATCGATGTCTGGCGCGACTGCCTCACGCGCAACCGCTGGCCCGCATATCCGGCCGTGCCGCTGCGTCCCGAATATCCCGAATGGCAGGAGCGGAAGTGGCTCGAGCGCGAGGAGACCACGGCGTTCCACGAGAATGTGCAGGCGCTCGCCGAAGGGCGCCGCGCTCCTGCTGAGATCCTGTTGCCCGGAGGATGATCGTGAAAGCGAGAGAACGGCAGAAGAAGTTTGAGGCTCACCAAATCCTCATTGGCATTCTTCGCGCGTCCATGCGCGGCAAGTCCGTAATAGGCGAGCCGCTGCGGAAGCGCAGCAGGCACCTCTATCTGCACCGCGCCCGAATGCTGGTCTTCGCAGAGTTGGCCGCCAAAGAAATGGGTGCAGAACCATGAACGCCCCCGCTCGCTTTGAAGCCAAGCCAGCCGTCCGCGCCGAGGAGCCGCTGCTGCTCGGCATGATCGGCCCGCCCGGCGGCGGCAAGACGCTCTCCGCCTTGAAGCTCGCCAAGGGCATTCAGTCCGTGCGCGGCGGCGACATCGTGATGATCGACACCGAGGCCGGACGCTCGCGCAAGTATTCCGACCTGATCCCGTTCAAGATCGTCGAGATGCCGCCCGACGCGCGCTCGACCGACTTCCTCGCGGCCATCACCGCGCAGATGCCGAGCAACCCAGCCGCCATCATCGTCGACTCCATGAGCGACGAGCACGAGCAGTACCTCGCCTGGCACGACGAGATGGTGCCGAAGATGGGGAATAACGAGTGGGCCGCCTGGGCGAAGCCGAAGGCCGCGCGCAAGCAACTCATCAGCGGCATTCTCAAGATCAAGGTGCCACTGATCTTCACGTTCCGCGCGCGCGAGAAGACGAAGCAGGACGTCCAGAACGGCAAGAAGGTGGTCACGAACATCGGCTGGCAGCCAGTCGCGCCGCTCGAGATCGTCCACACCCTCGATCTGACGTGCATCCTTCCGCCGCGCGCCGACGGCGTGCCCGTGTGGCATTCCGACAAGATCGGCGAGGACTTCATCATCAAGCTGCCGAACTATCTCGCGCCCTACATCAACGAAGGCAAGCCGCTCTCTGAGCAGATGGGCGCCGCCTTCGCGCGATGGGCAAAGGGCGATCAGCCTTCGCCGCGGCCCACGTCCCCCCAGACCCCAGCGGCGGACCCCGCCCCGTCCAGCGCCCAAGACCTCCCGGGTGCTGGCGGGGCGGATGCTGGGGTGCCGGGGATCCCTGCCGGTTACGAGGTCGCCGACAAGGATCTCGCGGACGCGGCAAGGAAGGGCATGAGTGAGCTCAAGGCGGCGTGGAAGGAGATCAGCGCCGAGGCGCGCGACGCGCTGCGGCCCCGCCTCGATGGCGTGCACAAGAAGACAGCCGAATACGTCGATGCGAGGGCTGAGCCATGAGCAACGAGGACATCATCCGCAGAACAATGGCGTGGGCCGGAACGTGCGAGATCACTGGCTGCATGCCGCACGTCATCACCACGGCGCGACAGATGCAGGCGCGCGGAGAGGTGATCGTGCGCGAGAACGGCACGGGAGGCGTTTGGGTCGAGCCTGTGCCGCGGAGCAGAGATTCGGAATGAACGCCAATGGCGAATCTAGATGAACACCCTCTGCGCTATGCGGCCATCACGAACACGGTCGAGCAGATCCTATTCCGTCGCTCTCTGGAGCGTCGCCTTGGCGGCTACACGCTCGAAACGGCGCTGGAGATCGCGGAGGCGCTGGTCGGGACCGGCAAGCGCGTCACTGATGATGAATGAGCGCCGGAGGGCACATGGAATTCGACTTTGTTCGGTTTCTGATCGGTCTTTTCGTCGGCGGCGTGATTGGCACGCTCCTCACGAACTTGGCCTTCTACAAAGGATGGTGGCCGTTCAACGGGCCTGAATGGCGATGATGAAGCATCACAACAAATGATCAAGCCCGGCGATAGCCTAGACCTCATCCTTGCCGAGACGGCGGTCCCTGACCTGATCGTCACGGACCCGCCCTATGCCTTCGGCGGCTCTGGAAGCGAGCACGCGATCTCGGCGACCGTGGCCGTAGTGCTGCGGGAAGCAGCCACACGGCTCGCCAAGGGTCGTTGGATGCTCATCATGTGCGCATCGAGTTGGCGGTCCACCGCCTACATGGTGGAGGCCGTCCGCGGCATTGTGGAGCCCGTCCGCATCGCGACCTGGTGCAAGCCGGCGGCGCGGACCAAGGTCGAGACCACCGGCTGGAAATGGGCCAGCGTCAACGTGATCGCGTGCCGAAAGGGCAAGGCGATCGACGACTGCGCGGCTTCGGATCTCGACCACATCACCGCCCCGCCAATCATCAACGGCCGCCGCGCCGAGCTGCCGCCCGAAGTCGCGATGTGGATGGTCAAGCCGTTCGCGGTGCCGGGCGGCGTGATGCTCGACCCGTTCGCCGGCAGCGGCGCGATCCTCCGGGCGGCCGAGGAGTGCGGCATGACGGCCATCGGATACGAGAAAAACCCGCCCGCCGAACGGGCCGCGTAGATGACGGAACAACGCGAGAGCGCATGAATGTCCTCGACCTCTTCAGCGGAATCGGCGGCTTCAGCCTCGGCCTCGAACGAGCCGGGATGCGAACCGTCGCGTTCTGCGAGATCGAGCCGTTCTGCCGCGCCGTCCTCGCCAAGCGCTGGCCAGGCGTCCCCATCTACGACGACGTGCGAAGTCTTACCGCTGAGCGGCTCAGCGCAGATGGAATTGCTCCCGATGTCATCTGTGGCGGCTTCCCCTGCCAGGACATCAGCCTCGCCGGAAAAGGCGCAGGCATTGAGGGCGAGCGCAGCGGCCTATGGTCAGAGTACGCCCGACTTATTGGCGAGCTACGACCGCAGTACGTCGTCGTGGAGAACGTCTCAGCTCTGCTTGGTCGAGGGCTTGACCGTGTTCTCGGAGACTTGGCCACGCTCGGGTTTGATGCGGAATGGCACTGCATACCAGCTTCCGCCGTTGGTGCCCCTCACCGAAGAGACCGGCTCTGGCTTGTGGCCTACCCCAGTTGTCCCGAACGGGGGACGGTCGGTAGCGCACGTCAACGAGTGGCGTGGGCGGACTGCCTATCACAATGGCAAGAAGGTTCAGGTGGATCTGGCGCAGGTTGTGAAGCGGTGGCCAACGCCGGTGGCGCGCATGTGGAAGGACAACGGCAGCCCATCGGAATACAGGCGCAACGAAGTGCCCCTAGCAGCGCTGGTTGGTGGCGCACTGAACCCGACGTGGGTCGAGTGGCTAATGGGGTTCCCGCTCGGGTGGACCGACTTAAAAGCCTCGGCAACGCCGTCGTCCCGCAAATCCCCGAAATCATCGGCCGCGCCATCATGCGAGCCGAACGCAGTGTCTGATTGAAAACGCGAGAGCCATGACCGTCACCATCCTCAAAGGCGACTGCCGCGAAGTGCTCCGGGGCCTCCCGGACGAGAGCGTGCATTGCGTCGTGACGAGCCCGCCCTACTTCGGCCTGCGGGACTATGGCGTTGCGGGGCAGATCGGACTTGAGCCGTCGCCTGCTGACTTCGTAGCCGAGATGGTTGGCGTCTTTCGGGAGGTGCGCCGCGTTCTGCGCCAGGACGGGACGGCATGGGTTAACCTGGGAGACAGCTACAACAACCGGACGAAAGTCCGCACCAGCAGTCACCAGCCTGCCCTCAACGGCTTTGTGGACGACAACTGGGCCGAACGCGCGGCGCGCGGCGGCGTCCGCATGTCCCGCAGCGATGGAGACCTGAAGGAAAAGGACCTGATCGGGATCCCGTGGCTCGTCGCCTTCGCCCTCCGGGCTGATGGCTGGTATCTGCGCCGTGACATCATCTGGCACAAGCTCAACCCCATGCCGGAGAGCGTGCGGGACCGGCCTTCGACCGCACACGAATACATCTTCCTGCTGACCAAGGGCGTCCGCTACTTCTACGACGCCGAGTCAATCATGGAGCCGGTCAGCCCGAACACGCACGCCCGGCTATCGCAGGACGTTGCCGCTCAGGTGGGCAGCGCACGAGCGAATGGCGGCCGTAAAACGAATGGCAATATGAAGGCGGTTGGAGCCGGGCCAAAGACTACTGCGGCCGGCAGCGGGATCAAGAACAACGAGAGTTTCACGGCTGCGTGCAGCCTTCCCGTCACGCACCGCAACAAGCGCAGCGTATGGCCTGTGACCACCGAGGGTTTCTCGGAGGCGCATTTCGCGACGTTCCCGCCCGCCCTGATTGAGCCTTGCATCAAGGCGGGGTGCCCAGTCGGCGGAACCGTCTTGGATCCCTTCGGGGGCGCCGGCACAACGGGACTCGTAGCAGACCGCCTGCAGCGCAATGCGATCCTGATCGAGCTGAACCCCGAATACGCAGCCATAGCTGAACGGCGCATCCAGGGGGATGCTCCGTTGTTTGCAGAGGTGTCGCAATGATGGAGTGCGAGAACAAGTTCATCGACTGGCTCAGCATCGAGATCATGCGCGCCCAGGACAACGCGCACGAGAGCAGCCGCATTGCGCAGAACAGTTACGGCGCTGGCTATGACACGGGCCGCAAAGAGGCCCTGACCGAAGTGCTTTCCAAAATGGGTGAGATATGGCGGACAAAGTGAAAGTGCTGCCAGTCGTGCGCGTTGAGCAGTGCGACGGCTCGCACGAGCACCCGGAGGTCCAGCGTCTTCGCGCTGAGATCGCAGAGCTAAAGAGCCAGATCGACGGCTGGAAGACGAATTACTCCGAGCTTCTCGATTCCGTCCAGGAAATGCTGGACCGGAAGGACGCCGAGATATGCGCCTTGCGGATGAAGCTTGTCGAGCCGCAGTGACTTCTACTCAAAGCGAGTCAAAGTGATGGATGCCTATGCCCCGCAAGAGATCGAGCGCAAGCCGCGCACGAAGAAGCGCGGCGGGCTGTTCGTCACCGACGCCGAGATGATCGAGAAGCTACAGGTGCCTGAGAAGGTCGCGCGAGAAGCAATCGCTATGCTCGATAAAGATCCGCGCAGCGGCTTTCCGAAGAAGCAAAAATTGTGGGGGGATCGGCGCTACTGGCCGGCTGTTCGGGCTTACCTGGACGCCACGAACGGACTTAAGATCGCGCCCCCATCTAACAACGGGAGAGAGCGATGACATCTAATGGTCCTCCGGTGATCGAGAATGCACCGGGGCTAACGTGGCGCCCACGCCTAGTCGGCTGGGAAGCGCGCTGGCAGGCTCGCACGGATCTGGTGAAGCGTGGCTTCACGCCCAAGACGATCCGGCTGTGGAAGGGCACCGTGCCCACGGCCGCGGAGATCGCGTTCATTCAGGACCGCTGCGGCAAGCTGCAGGCCGAAATGCTGGTCTGGGGCCGCGGTGGCCTGCCCGATGCCACCAGCTTCACGGGCACGATGCGGAGCCTGATTGCCTGTTATGAAACAGACCCGGACTCATCGTACCGCAAGCTGCGCTTCCACACTCGCGAGCAGTACGGCAGCCTGACGCGCCGGCTGGTGCGCGACTGCGGCGAGATCGAGCTGCACAGCATCAAGGCCCGCGACATCCTGCGATGGCATGAGGGCTGGACGGCCGGCGGCCACATTGCCATGGCGCACAGCCTGGTCGGCATGCTCCGCACGCTGTTCAACTTCGGCGCCACCATCCTCGAAAACGACGAATGCGAGCGCCTTGCGGGCGTCCTGCACCGCATGCGCTTCAAGATGCCGAAGCCGCGCAACGAGCGTCTGACCTACGAGCAGGCGTGCGCCGTGCGCGAGAAGGCCCACTATCTCGGCCTGCACTCGATCGGCTTCGCCCAGGCGATGCAGTTCGACCTCATGCTCCGGCAAAAGGACGTGATCGGCGAGTGGGTGCCCATGTCTGAGCCGGGCCTGTCGGACACGACGTTTGGCCAGGAGAAGTGGCTGCGCGGCGCCCGCTGGGAGGAGATCGACGCCAACCTCGTGTTCCGGCACGTCACCAGCAAGCGCCTGAAGGCGATCGAGGTGGATCTGCACAACTGCCCGATGGTCATGGAAGAGCTCGGCCGCATCATCAAAGAGCGCGGCGCGCTGCCGACCTCCGGGCCGCTGATCATCTACGAGGCGACGGCCCTGCCCTATCACTCCCACCAATTCCGCCGGGAATGGCGCATGGTGGCCGACGCCGCCGGCCTGCCGAAGACCGTCCGCAACATGGACAGCCGCGCGGGCGCGATCAGCGAGGCCACGGACGCCGGGGCCGATCTCGAGCACATCCGGCACGCCGCGACCCACAGCGACATCAGCACGACCCAGAACTACAGCCGCGGCTCGGTCGATAAGGTCGCGAACGTGATGAAGATCCGGGTCGAGCACCGGAACAAGAAGCGAACGGACGGCTAGAACGAGACGCGAAGGGTGATGACTGACGATGACTTACGGGCCGATTGAAATGTCTCAGCAATTCCAATTCTGTCGGTGCCCCGTGACGTGGGTCACGTTGTTGAAAAATAACGGACTAGTCAGTCATCGCCCCTTCCCCAAACGCCATGCGGCCCCATGGGGCGCTAGCATGGTGACAGCGCGAGAGGAGCAGGCATGAGCGATCCCCTGACCATGATTGAGCAGAAGTTCGCGGCCAAGCGCGCCCAGATCCTCGATCGATATTTGGCGCTTCTGGACGACTGGAGCGAAAGCGCCGGCCATACCAGAGCCGTTCTCGACGGCCGGATCTCGCAACTGGACTTGGACCTGATGGTGGTCCGAGCCGCGCTCGGTGCTGACGCTGCATCAACGCGAGAGGAAACGGCATGAGCGCAGAGAAGGACATCCAAACAATCCGTGAGGCCGTCGCCCGAGAGGGCAAGGTGGTCGGCGGCCAAGTGGTCGTGCCCAACGACTTCTTCGACCGGCTGAACGACGACCTGAACCCGCGGGGCGAAAGCGTATTCGATGTGCTCCTGCGGATGGCGGCGGAGGAGAGGAGCGCACGATGACGAAGCGCCTCGCAGTGCCCAAGGAGGCGGATGAGTACGTGGACGAGTGCCACTGGAGCCGATCGGGCTACGCCATCTGGAAGCGGGTCGAGAACATGGAGCCGCTTCACAACTACTGCACTTGCCGACCCGCGAGGCGCCCCCGTCGCACTGCCGCGGCATCAACGCGAGACAGCGCATGACCCGCGAGCAGGAGCTTTATGCGAAGGCCGGCGAACTCGCCCGGATCGCCATGGGCCGGGAGAAGTGGGGCCGCGGGCGCGGCACGCATCGCTACTGGGTCGCGGATGAGGACCCGCTGGCATGGTGGGAATTGACTGAGTGCATCGCCAGCATCGCGATGTGGTTCCGCGACCCAAAGAGGAAGCCGCACAATGGCAATTGAGCTTGTCGAGACTGGCCGTGGGTTCCTGCGCGGCGAGTTCAAGGACCGCTACGGAGCGGAGTGCAGCATACAGAAAAGCTCTCTGGCGACGGAGGACTGCATCTGGCTCGGATGCGACCACGAGGAGCGCCATCACGTTACCGGTGAACCGTGCGGGGCACGGATGCATCTGACACGCGACATGGCCGCCGACCTCATCCCGCTCCTACAGCACTTCGTCGAGACGGGCGAACTGCCTCGCGCTGGCACGGTATCACCGAGGACCCAACCATGATGCAAGACGACCTCGCGGGCTACACGGCCGCCGAGCGCCGGTATCTGCGCCGCTACCTCTGCGGCTGGTGCGACCACAGCCTTGGCAAGCCTGGCTGCAGCGCGTGCTTTGAACCATGCTCGCTCGAAACGCGGGAGCGGCGGCGCCGCGATTGCCTGGCCAACCGCCGCCCGCGCCGCACTGCCACAGGATCACCGAGGACCGACCGATGAACAACTACGTGCCGCCCTGGGAAGTCGTGCAGTGGGCCGAGGAAATGTTCGGCCCTGTCGCCCGCGACAAGCACGAGCGCGCGCACCGCTTCCTTGAGGAGGCGATCGAGTTGGCGCACGCGGCCGGTGTGGATCTTCGCACCGTCGACAAGATCAGCCAGCGCGTCTACTCGCGGCCGGCGGGCGAGATCGCGAAAGAGATCGGCCAGGCGCGCATGACCCTGAATGCCTTCGCTTGGAACATCGGCGTCGAGCCTGAGGCCGAGGAGCGGCGCGAGTGGGACCGCATACGGGCGATTCCGAAAGAGGAATGGCAGCGCCGCCACGCCGCCAAGATCAAGATCGGCATCGCCGGCTGATCGACGCTGACCACAGGAGACCGAGCGATGAAGCTTAGCGGCCCCCAAAGATCCCTGCTCCGCGAGCTGTCGGAGAAGCCCCGATACGTCTCCGACACATACCCGCCCCTGGTGAAGCTGCGGGATGCCGGTCTCGTCGAGGTGGTGGAGGGTCGCTGGTCAAGCACCACTCACGTCACGGATGCGGGCCGCGAGGCCCTGGCCCGCGCAGAACAGTCGTGAGCGCGCTTGTAACAATTCGTGACAATAGGGCCACTTGCCCTATAGGCTCTTTGGCCCTATATTGTGTGCATCAGCAGCGGGCAATGACGCCCCGAGATGGAGAGCGAGATGACCGATACATGGGCAGCCTTCAAAGCAGACCTCAAGTTCATCCTCAGCACGCGCGGCCCCCTTCGTCAGCAACTGCTTGTGCGGTCCCACTTCTGGCGGCGCCTTCGCGAGCTGCAGGGGCTCCCGGTTTGACCCCCAACCAGTTCCGCTCTGCGCTCGACCGCCTCGGCCTCTCGCAGGCCGGGGCGGCGGCCCTTGTCGGCGCCGATCCTCGCACCGGCCGCCGATGGGCTCTCGGGGAGCGCGCCGTGCCCGAATGCGTGGCGATCCTGCTGCGCCTTCTGATGGCCGAGAAGATCACGATTGAGGACATCGACGCTGTGCGCCGCTCGCGATGACAGCAGCAGACCGCAGACGGAGAACTGACCATGTGGCGCTACAGCTTCGACAAGGACGCGCAAGGACGCCCCGGCTACCGGATCGATAGCGACGAGGTGAGCCTGATCGCATGGCTGCCGGTCGGTCATGGTGCAGAAGATGCGGAGCAGAACGCGCGCCTCATCTGCGAAGCCGTCAACGCGCGCCGCGCAGCGTCCAGTCCTCAATAGGAAGCGCGGCCCGAATGAGCCCCGAAGAAAAGGACGCGATGTTCATGTCCTACCTGGACAAGCTGGAAGCCTGCTACGCGGAGGGCCACAAGTCCTATGCCATGAAGGTGAAGCGGTGCCCCTACCCGAGGGGAACACCGGAAGCTCAGCACTGGCAAGGCGGCTGGGACGACGCCGAGTGGGAGGAGACCGGCACCCCTCCTGCGGAAGAGGGCGACGAATGACTCGCGAAGAGATCGGCTGGCTACGCCACGTCGCGAGCATGGTTCGCGCCGGCAGCGTACCAACCATGGGCCGCTGGAACCCGTGGCAGAAGGATCAAGTAGCCGACCTGATCCTAGGTCTTACGGGGCATCCGGTGCCGGAGCCTGAGAAAACGCCCAGCCCGCGCGTCACCATTCGCCCCGGCGATGAGCCGGGGATGTGGCGCCAGAACGGCGGCGGCTGCAAGGACGACTTCTGCAATTTCCCGAAATGCGACTGCGGGTGGTGAGAATGGACGACTTGGAGCCGAAAGTTACCCCGTTGCCTGTGGTGCGCATCGAACAGTGCGACGGGAGCCATGAACACCCGGAAGTGCGCCGACTTCGTAGGGAGCTCGCGACAGCCGTCGCGTTCGTGGACCAATGCAAGCGTGACTACGACACGCTCCGGCAGTGCAACAGAATCCTGCGCGACGCCCTCCTGTTCTACGTCAATCCACGGAGCGAGTGCGACGACATCCCAGACTTCTATTCCGAACTCGATTTCGGGGACCGAGCGTTCCGCGCCATCATGGCCGAAACAGAGCTGGCGACCGGCATAAAGGTCACGACGGACGCCGCTCGCGCTGACATCACACAACCGCCTCAGGAGGGCTGACATGGAATTGAGCGACGGCATCAACGACAGACATCGCGCGCTGCGCTCCGAGGCCGAGATCAAGGTCAAGAGCATCTTGCTCGACCTGGAAGCCGCAACGGGCTTGAGGGTCGGACATGTGGAAGTGGACACCCACAACTTCACGAACTGTGAAGTCGAAATCTGGTTCAAGGAGCCGCAGTCTCGATGACTCACCAGACGATGCTTGAGCGGGTCGCCGCCGCCATTGATGGCGCTTCGCAACCTCCAGGCCTGCCGGACGACACGGTTCTGTTGGAAAATTGCGCCCGCGCGGCAATCCAGGCGCTGAGCGATCCGACAGACGAAATGATGGCTGCCGCTTATGAGGCCATGTTCGACGACAAGTGGGACGGAACGCAGGCGCCGATGATGGGCGCGGCGATCAAGGCCGCTATGGAGGCCGCCCTTCGCGGTCACGGTGAGGAGGAGGAGAAGCGATGACACACTGGGCCACGATCGACTCCGCACCCGAAAACGTCCCGGTGCGCACCTGTATCCTGGACAAGGACGGCTTTCGCAACGACCAGCGCCTAGTCCGCCGCGGGCGCCTTTGGTGGTTCGAGGACGGCAGCATGTACGTCTACTACACGCCGACCCATTGGGCGCCTCGCGGTCACGGTGAGAAGGTGCAGACCAATGACTGACGCGATCCGCGTTTACCTGCCATGGCTCCTGTCCGGCATCACGATCTGGATGACGCTGCTCGCCGGCAACGTTCATCGCAGCGCATGGCTTGTCGGGCTCGGCAATCAAGCGCTGTGGCTGATCTGGATCGTGGTGACGGGAACGTGGGGCCTGATCCCGCTCAATGTGGCCCTTTGGATCGTGTACGCGCGCAACCACTTCAAGTGGCGGCGGGCCGCGTCCAGTTCTACCTGATCACAAGACGAGGAAACAATGGCCGCCATCCATACCGCTCTCGAAACGCTCAACCGCGAAAAGGGCGAACTGCACGCCGAGAACGAGCGCCTGCGGGCTGCGATCCGGTGGGCGCTCGGCGAGGCGCCTGACGACAACGGCGCATGGTTCGGCGATCTTTGGCCAGAGCCACAGAAGGCTCGGCCCTTCTGGTGGCGCACCAACTTGCGCCGCATGGCCGGCATGCTCCTGGTTTACGACAAGGAGAAGCGGACGATCGTGCGCGCTGATGAGCAGTCACACAAAACGGAGATCTGAGATGGCAATGAAGATGGACATCACTGCCTGCGCCAACGCGCTGAAGGCGGCCATGGCTGAGCACGACACGGCGAAGGCCGAGAACGACGCCACCGAGCGGCGGCTGTCCGAAGCGCGCAACAAGGTAAATCAAGCGCAGAAGGCATTCGACGAGGCTGTCGCCGAGATGCGCAAGGCGGCGCCATGGAACACTGACTGGCACAGCGCCGACCGCGGCCGGCTGCACGTCGCGTAGATAAGCGATATGCCAACGATGGAACCGACCGAACGCGATGCGGACGACCTCTGGCGCTGGATTGGCGCCACGAGCATCCGGCCGCCGTACACATTTACGGTGGCCGTTGAGGGCGACGGCCTGCACGTAACTACGGACGCGGACCCTCGCGCGCTGCACGACTTCACGCCGCGCTGGAATGGGTTCGGGGTGAAGTGGACTTTTGCTGATGGGCAATCACAGGACGGAGGAACCAATGCCAAAGGCTAAGCCTGACGAGTCTGTGCGGCCCGCGCGCAAAATGTGGGCGCTGCTACGCGACGGCGAGATCTATGTGGTGCGCCCGACCTACGCCGCCGTGCGCCACGAGCTAGCGCTCTACCGGCCTGGCAGCAAACACACATGGCGCTGCGAACAGGTGCGCGTCCATTTTGAGTGATAGATGAAGAACGTGCCCGACCTGTTGAACAAGACGGTGGAGATCAGCGTCCTTGCCGACGTTGTGACGGTCTCCATCCACTGCGGCGATGCCTATCAGGCGCAAGTGCTGTACGATGACATGAAGGATAAGATGGACTCGGGCGACGGAATTGCGCTGACCTGCAAGCCGCGGGCAGCCTCTTTGAGAGACAAGAGATGAGCGCGAGATGAAGCCACTTCCGATCCCGCAGAAGAATTGGCGCAGCCGATGGCTCGTGTTGCCGCGATGGGGAGTCCTTCATCGAGTCGCTGAGATCGAATGGGATGACGATGACCCCGCCGAGATGATCGTAGGCGATGGAACGACGGTCTGCGGTCGTCGCGGGAGGCTGGCCATGCCCGGCTTCGTTTCTCGTATGGGGCTCAAGCGATGCCCGAAGTGCTGCAAGGCTATGGGAATCCCGCAAGGCGACGGGGCGCCAATGAACCAGGGGATACTCGAGCCGGGAGACGAACCTACGAGTGAGGCTGAGCGGAGGGCTATCCAGAACGCCATCGCTGCAAAGCTCGGTAATGCCTAAATAACAAAAAAGAAGCCCCGGCTTGTGACCGGGGCAAGTTCTAAGGGGAGGTCTCGGCGTGGTGTCGACGCCTCCCGCACGGCACCAGCCGTGTGGTTCATGCATCCTGCCGGATGAATCCGCGGCCGCGACGGAGGTCTGAGAGTTCGTCCTCGAGACGCCCAATCCTCTTGTCCTGCTGGATGATCTTCTCGTCCTGGCGGGCGGTGGTGATGAGGATTTGCTCGACCTTCAAGAGCGACGCCTCGACGTCGGTCATCCTGCCGCCCAGCGCCTTGAGATCGCCGCGCATGGCCCAGATAACGCCTAGGCCGCCGACGGCGATAACGCCGACCTGAATGAGGTGCCCCAGGTTAACGCTGGTGTCGAACGTGATCATCGCTTAGTCGCGGCTCCCTAACGGCTTCGAAATGGTAGCGGGCGCCGGCTCCGCCTTCGTGACCTGTACCCTGGGCGCGGTGACGGAAAGTGTGGCGGCCATGCTCTGCTGGTTCATGCGATTGAGCATGCGGTTGCCGAACCAGAAGCCCATGATCGCGGCGAAGATCGCCTGCGTCGGCTCGTCCCAGATCAGCTTGTAGAGCTGCCCGATGTCGTAGCCCTGATTGATGCCGTAGATCAGCAGCGAGAGCTCGATCGCCAGCCACAGGTGGAACATCACCATCGTGATGTAAGGTCGGACAAGTACGGCCAGCGCGTCCACAAAGCGATACCCAGAAGCGCCGCTTGCGAACCCATAAAGATTGTCTGCCTGTCGAACATCAGCCTGAGCGCTCGCGAGATCGATCTGTAGCGCCGTGCCCTGGCGAGCAGCTTCGAGCTCGAGCTTTCGGACCGCGAGTTGCTGCGCATTGTTTTCCTTGAGGGTGAACAGCTGGACGAGCGCCGGTCCGACCGACGCCAGGAACCCGAGGATGGCTGTAATCGCTGCGATCATGGCTTGCTCGCGAGGCTCTCGATCGCCGCGTCCTTCGAGCTCGACCCCGCCGAGGAGCCAATCCAGTAGGACACCACCGAGGTGAAGTTCGACGCCAGCGCGCCGAGGAGGATCGCGAGGATCTCAGGCACCGCGCTATTGCTGAGCTTCTGCGTCAGGTAGAGCAGCGTCACCAGGATGAAGCCGGCAACGACGAGGATCGAGACAAGTACCCTGCCCCAGTTTTTCAGGTCCCACATGGCTCAGCCCTTCGTGCTGAACAGTTGCTTTACTGCCGCCCAGAACGTCGGCGTCGGCGGTAGATTGCCGCGCGCACCGGGAGAAGGCAGCACGATGTCCGGCGCCTTCGGCGGCATTGGCTCGATGTCGGGCGGCGGTGGGATGCGCACCTCGGTCGCCGCGGCATGGGCGGTGAGCAGCGCACTGTGGAACTGCTTTGCGTAGCCCGCGACCTTCTCGGCACTCTCCGTTGCATTGATGATGCGGCGCGCGTTGAACCAGTCCTCAGTGTCGACGTCAAAGTAGTCGCCGAGCTTCTTGCCGGTGAACTTGCCCTCGATCATGCCGATAAACATCACCGGGATCGCGTTCTCCATTGCCAGCATGAGGTCCGGGTTTTTGGTGAACGGAATGCCGGTCGCCTCCTCGGCCCAAGCGTAGTTCTCTAGGTGTGTGACCTGCGGCAGGCCGCGCCCGAGCCACGAGAGCCCGCTCTTGTCCTTGCGCCAATAGGCCCGTTTCACCCACGGCATCTTGCCGTCGCGCCAGGCGCGCTCGAGGCGCGCGATCGCTGTGTCGACGCTCGGGTTCTGCGTCTCGCTGAGCTGCCGCGTCTCGATGACGGGCTGCATCGCGCGACCGGTCTCGTGGAACGCCGTCGCGAGAATGTAGGCAAGCCAGCGCAGGTCCGTGAGGCGCCGGCGTTGCCACTCGTCGAGAATGGCCTCTACGCCGGAGACCTGTGTCTCCGACATGCGCCCGTTGAACAGCGGGCCGCGCAATGCGGAGAAGAGGACCGCGCGGTTCATCTATCAGGTCTCCGGGGGCAGGACGACGCAGAACAGCGTGCCCTTCGGATAGAGAGGACTCGGCTTCGGGAAGCACACATGCGCGCCGCCGTCGGGCGCGGTGACTTTCTGGATCACCTCGGGCGGGACATCCGTCCACTCGCCATCCACCATGACCTGGTGGCGCGCGCCGACCATGCGCGACTGGGTCGGCACACAGTCCGAGAGGTCGCAGCAGCTCGTCTTCGTGTCGTTGCGCTTCAGCTTGGAATAGAACTCGCCGTGCCAGCGGTCATGTCCGTGCCCGTGGCGCCCTTGATAATCCTGCGCGCGTGCAAGATGCCGAACCCCCACAACGAACATCGCCGCCAGAGCCAGCGCGATCAGCGCATCCTTGTGAACCCGTGTCATCGTCTCAACCCCGCGTATCTGGTGCGCGCTTTCTTGCGCGCCTTACCCCTGCGCCGGTCCCAATTGCGGTACTTCCCGGAATCGACGTGGATCGCGGCCATCCGATAGAGGCCGACCCCGCCCCGCTTGCGCATGAGCGGGTGATGGCGCACCCACCTGGCCAGCGCGTCCTTGTTGACGGGCGCGCCCTCGCGCTCGACCACGAAGTCGAGCGCCTTGCGGGCGATGTGCATGGAGCGCTTCGCGCCGCGGACCCGGCGGTTATGGGCCTTGCTGCGGTAGCAGCTGGTCAGCTTCGCCACGCCGCGGAAGTGCGCGGCCGCGTCCGAGACGACCCGCTTCACCCGTGCGTCGACCGTCTCCCACTCGCGGCAGTTTCCCACCGGCTGCAGGAGTGATGCCTCATAACGGGCGAAAATGTTCGCTCGATCGGCTGACGTCGCGATCGGGGCAGGTTTCGCTGGGTTCACTTCGGCTGCAATGCGGTCCCACGCCGCCTCGAACGCCGCGTCATCAGCGGCGGCCTGACACATCAGGGAGGCCCAGAGGCCGATGGCGAGGAGCAAGCGCATGGCTCGCATGGTGCCGAGCGAGCAGCCGGCGGCAACGCACCGTTAACTCTCGCGGAGACTATTGGAACATTCGCGCCGAAGTGGTAATCAATGCGCTCATTAGGAGCGAAGCCATGCTTGATGTATTGGTCCCGGTGGGTGCGGCGTCGCTCGTTGCGCTGCCTGCTGTCACGGCGTTTTGGCTCAGCGATCACCCGGTCGTCGGCTTCGTTCGATGGGCCATGATCCCGATCAACTTTGTGGTCGCCGCCTACATCATCGCCGTATGGTTTTCGCCGGATCAAGCCAACGTCGTTGCGGCCCTGGCCGCGGCCGCGGCGTTGATCGTGGCTGCTGCCCGGGTGGCCCTCTCGTACATTGACAGGGTGGCGGACGAAGGCGCCAGGCATGCGCTGGAGCGGGCCCCTCCGGACGAGGCTTAGACCTGCTCGTAGATGGTCATGTCGCCCATGTAGATATGGCCGAGCGAGCCGCCCGAGGCGCTGAGATAGGCCCACACATAGCGGAAGGCCTGCGGGGTCGCGACGTTGACGGTCACGAGCGACGTCGTGTCAGCGATCGAGCCGGTGGTGCCCAGCAACGTGCCCTCGGTTCCCGCGCTCGGCGCCGAGGAATGCCCGCGGATCTCGATCGTGACGTTCGTCCGTTGCTCGCAGAAGCCCAAGTTCGAGGTGCCGAGCATCTCGACCTTGGTAACTTCCTTGGTGCTGCCAGCACCCCAATCCTTGCCGACGAACCCGGTGTCGGAGTTGGTCTTCTGGACGCGGTCGGCGTCGGTGGATGCTTCGGCCACACCGTCGAAGGCGTTGCTGAGCGCACCGACCGCGTTCATGTCGCCGATCGCGGTGCCGGTGGCGCCGGCTACGGCGACAACGGACTTGCCGCCGGCGCCGAACCCGGCGAGGTGCGTCAGCATGAACATCAGAGCAGCGCCTTGATGGCGGCCCGGAACTGCGCGACCGTAAGCGCCGACTGCCCCTCGAGTGCGCGCACGCGATTGTTCAGGTTGAACAGAACGCGCAGCAGCGGCGAAAACGGCACGCCATTGATGCCCTCAACAGCGCGATCCTTGGCGTCGCTGAGCTCCTGCGCCGTCATGGCACGCACCGTGTAGCTCTCGGTGACGGACGATGCGCCGACCGTGAATGTCGGACCTTCCCTGACTTGCGCCGCCGGATCATACGACGGCGGCGTGACGACCGGGCACGGCAGCCAGCGCCATCCCACCCTTGTCTTCACGGCTGGGTCGATGCCGCCCTTGCCGTCCTCGGCAAGCCGTTCGATCAGGTTGGTCGGTCCTACCAGGGCGTATCGCATCAGTCGTCCGTGGGTGCATTCGTGGTGATGTACAGCGTGATGCCGATGAAGTTGGCATCGCCCGCCATGTTGTCGTTCGCAACGTCGCGCGAAATCTGGAAGATGACGAGATCCCCCTCGGCGGGCGAGCCCCCGATGGTGATCGCACCAGACTCCGAGGTCTTGTGCTCGTCGTTCTGAGCGAGCCAAGTATCGTCGATATTCACGGCCGTTCCGAAGGTGCCGTTGAGCGTGTCGTCGTCCGACACTGCCAAGCCGGCGACCGTCCAGCGCACGGTCTGCGTCGAGGCGCCGCCGGTGTTCGTCCAATGGATGACGGCGGTCACCGTCGACTCGTTCCACGCTTTCGGCATGGCGATCGGACAGGTGTGGATGTATTCCTGCGATGACGTATCGAAATCGAACGTCGCGATCGTGATGTCGTTCGAGCCGGAGTCGTAGGTCGAGGAGCCCGCGCCACTCGTCGCGCGCGCCTTGCACGCCCCGGCGGGGATCCAGATCGGCTGCTTGCCCACGGACGAGAGGCCACGCTCGGTCCCGGCGTCATCTTTCTCGTAGAGGCGCCCGTCCGTCTTGGCGTAGAGGTGCACATTGCCGGAGGCGGGCGTGCTTGGCGCCGCAATTTCAGCGAAGCGGTCGAAGCCTCCGGAGCTGCGCCGGATCTCGCCGGTGGACAGAACGCGCAGCCGTTCCGCCGCGGTAGCGCCGGCGGCCATGGTCTTTAGAACGAGGTCGAAGTCTTCGCTGGTCGACGTCACGTCGGAGGTCACCGCCTCGATCGTGGCGCCGACCTCGTTGTTCCCCGCGGCGGTCTCGACCTCGAGCTCGATGCCGGTGCCGATACCGGCGGCCGGCGTGCCCGACGAGGTGCGAGTGACCTTCAGGCCGTGCACCACCGTGTTTGTGGTGGCGTCCTCATAGTTGACGGTGACCTTGCCTGCGTCGCTTTCGGTGGTGCGCCCGCCCTGCAGCGTCGTCCCGCCGACACCATCCGCGCGAGGGAATGCGTTGTCGGTCGTTCCCACCGTGCCGCTGATCGTGCCCGAGCCGTCGCTGCCGGACGTGTCCACCGTGATGTAGACGGTGTCGCCGTCGGCCAGCGAGCCAACCAGCATGCCGCCGGACACCGTGAAGGATTTCCACGCGCCGTTATCGGTCTCGGCCGAGGTGATGGTGAGCAGCAGGAAGTTCGTCGCGTCCTTCGCGATCTTGACGCGCGCCTTGCCGCTCGCGTTCGTCGCGTCGTCCCAACGCGCGATCTCAGACGCGATGCCGTTGCTGTTCGCGTCCGTCTCGGAGATGTAGAGCGCCGTCGCTGAAGCGGGCGCTGCATTGTTGACGCTGACCTTGCCGCTGCCAGGGTCGGAGGCAGCGGTGTCGGATTCCCATGTGTATTTGAACGCCAGCGCCGCGGCAGCCGCGGCCGCAGCCGTAGCGCTCGACGCCGCAGCCGTCGCGGAGGTCGAAGCGTTCGAGGCCGACGTGGAGGCAGCGCTGGCCGAGTTGGAGGCGTTCGTGGCGCTGGTCGAGGCGGACGATGCCGAAGCCGCGGCGGCCGCCGCGCTCGCGGCGGCATCGGTCGCGCCGCCTTCGATGGTCGTGACCGTTTCGCCGTGCGTGAGATGCCCGCTGGCGTCGAACTTGGCGTAGCGGCTGGCGCGCGTGGCGGCCGCCGAAAGCACGTTCATGGTCTCGCCCGGTGGGGCCAGCACCGCGCGCGAGAACTTGTCCCACATCTCCCGTAGCCGGGCGACCAGCTGGGTATAGGTCCGGTTCTTGTTCGCTGCGCTCTCGCCCGTGCCTTCGGTGAGCTGCACGGTGCGCCGCGGGCGGTCGGCGCCGACGATGTCGATGGTGCCGGAGCGGGCGGTCGTGAACGTGATCCGGGCGTCGGTGATCGGCCGCTCGGTGGCGGTGGCGATCGAAACGGTCGGGCTGTCCATCGTCCAGTCGGTGACGCCGGTCAGCTTCACGCCGTCGTCCCAGACCTCGATCCAGTTCTGATAGTCGGTCCCGTTGCCGTACAGGTCGAAACCGACGTCGAAGGGCCCCGTCGACGAGGAAACCCCCGTGTAGCGGGTGCGGCGTTCACTATCGGGGAGGGTCGGCACCGTCATGCCGCGACCGTGCGGCGGGAGGGCTATACCCGCAACGCACCGCCTACGGAGCCGTCAGGTTGACCTCTGGTGCGCGCGCGGGCGCGGCCTCTCCGGGCGGCCACCAGTAGCCCTGATGGGTCTCGCGCATCGTGCGCCGCTGCGCGTCGCGGAACGCCTTATGGGCCTCCGGATCGGCGAGATATTGCAGTTGATCCAGGAACACGCGCCGGTAGCCGAGCCGCGTGTACCAGAGCGAGGAGGCCACTGGGGTGTAGCGACCGACGAAGTTCACCGCCTCGCGGCCGGCGTTCGTCTTCTTGCCCTGGATCGCCTGCTGGATGTTGCCGACCGTCAGTTTAGAGATGTCGGAGAGCGCGCCGACCGTCGGGCCGAGCAGCTGCTCGCCGAGCGAATGGCCGAAGCGGTTGACGTCCGAGAACATGAAATCGCCCATCAGGCCGAAGCCGCCGCCGGTCTGCAGCGCTTGGATCCAGAATTTCGGGTTGTCCATGGGCTGCGTGTCCTTGCCGGCAATGATGCTCTTGAGCTGCATCGCCAGCCCGCCGCCGAGGGTGAGTGCGAGCGCCACCCCGCTGGCGTAGGCTGCCCCGCGCGCCCCCCCCTGGTGGAGCTCGCGCTGGATTGCCTGGAACTGCAGCGTCGTGAACGAGAGCGCGAACGACTTGTATTGCAGCCCGCTCTCGAGGATCTCGCCGAAGACCGAGCCGCGCGGCGCTGTGCCTGTGATGAACGACCGGGCCCGTGCCGTGCCGGTCGGGACCGCCCGCTCCATCTGCCCGTAGATCATCTCAAGATACTTTTCGGCCACGGGGCGCGAGCGCTTGGCGACGTCGATCGGCCGCAGGATGCCTGCGCCGCCCTCCGGCCGGTCCGGCTCGATCTTGCGCATGATGTCCCACGCGCGCGCATCGAGGCCGTAGTCCTCCATCGAGCGCCGCAGATAGGCCGGGAGCGCGTCGAACGCTTGGCCAGCGTGGTCCGCGAAGGCCGCCTGGAAATCGAGCGCGAAGACGTGCCGGCGCGCCTGCGTCATGGGCTCAAGGCCGGACAGATTGACGGTCCGGTCAGCGAGCCAGCGCGACCACTCCGAGCCGCCGAGCGTGCCCGCATAGCGCGCCTCATCGCCCAGGATGTGCAGGAAGTCGTCGAGGATCAAGCCGGAGCGGACCGCCTTCTCCCGGGTCATGCCGGCGCGGCCCGGGAGCGCCTCGACGATGCCGGCGAGCGCCTTGGTCATGGGCAGGCCCGACAGATAGCGCGCTGCCATGTCGAGGAACGGGTCGGTCGCGGCCGCGAGCACCGAGGCGGCGCCGAGTTGCGCCGAGGTGAGGAAGTTGCGAGCGTTCGCGAAGCCGGTCGCCCATCGGCCGGAGACCTGCTGGCGGCCGCGGACATAGTCCCAGACCGACTGAATGCGCCAGGGCAGATAGTCCAGCTTGTCGGCGATCAACGGCGGCGCCTGCGACGTGCCATAGAGCGACGGCTTGCCCGCGATCGCCTTGGCGGCCTCGCTCTGTGCGACCTGCTTCAGCCACTCCACCGTGGCGCTCGGGTTCGGGCCGAGCACTTCCATGGCCGCGATGTCGCGCGCCATGCCGTTGATGTGCTGGAAGATCGCTTTCAGCGGATCGCCGGCCCCGAACTCGCGGTTATACGCGAGCCAGTCGTCCGCGGTGCGGAAGTGCAGGAACCGGTGCTCGCTGCGCTGGTTCGCGAGCGCACCCTTGCCGAACGGCCGCGCCGTCGGCTCGCGGTCCGACCAGCCGCCCGTCGTGATCCGCTCATAGGCGACACGCAGGCTTTCCTCGAGCCGCTCCGGTGAGAGGCGCCCGCCGGTGAGCGGGTCGCGCATGCGGTCGAGGTCGAGGCGCGGCCGGATGAACTCGGCCCAGCGCTCATAGCCGGCGCGCAGCAGGGCGCCCGGCTCATGGAATTGCGGCAGGTAGCGGCCGAGATCGACGAGCCGATCGCCTACCGCGGC